CAATACAGCTTTCTTTATTTCAGTTGTTTTCATTCATACCCATAAGTCCTGGCGGAACTTATTGGAACGGCTACTTTAAAAAATGATGGATTAATGTCAAAATCAGGTTTCCTGAGTGCCATTGGATTAAATTTGGAAGGTGATGTCAATAACGTAAATAACGGAGTTTATAAATTTGACTCACAACAGGACAATATGCCCGTGAATTATGGCATATTAGTGGCATTTTCTTGCGACGGATGGATTCGTATGCAATTATGTGCAGGTGGAGATAATGGATTAGCATATATAAGAATGCATTATAATAGTTGGACATCATGGAAACAAATTTAAAATGAAAAGCTGTCTGAGTCAGATAGATCAAGAAAATACAGATAGCTATTTTCGCATAAAAGCTGGAGAAGGTACAAATCCTGCATATATTTTTGTAACTGTATTGGGTATTAAATAGCCGTAGTATAACATGCGTTATATGGCAATGCTCTTCCATTCATTCCACTTCCCGTCAACATGATTGTAAGATCTAACCATTAAAGAATAGCCACCATAGGACATTGACTCCTGAATGCATGAATCGCCACATTGAATCGAGAAAAATGGGCCAGCTTGTGGCGTATTAGAATAAGTCGTATATGTGCCCACTTCATTAATATCGTGATAATTACCTTTTTCGAGAAACCCAACTCCCATCAGTCCCGCCAGTGCTAAATCTGCCTGGCGGGACTAACTGTTAGAAAGATGGAGTTAGGCTGACTAACAGGATATACAAAATTAACGGATTATGCAGACTTTGGTACAATGCTTATATATATTACTGGTGATAATAGGCAATCATTAATAATGCTTTGCGATATTCAAAGAGTGATAATGTTACATGATGAACATAGAGATGATGAATTAGCTGTATACAGGAAAGAGGATGGAGGATATTATCTATATACAGCTAGTTATAACTTATATGCATATATTATTAGCTCTTCGTTTACTCTATCTATTGTTAAAGGACAAGATGGCAACGGGCTTATTAAAATCAATAGGGCCTAATATTATAATCGAGTCCATTTAAACTATGATTAAAATTCTCTCCACTCTCCCCATGAATTACCACCATTAGAAGACATACGGGTAAACCGTTTATTGTCATATATGGACATTGCTATTTGCGTGTGATATTCACCTTGACTGAAATATAATAAATTCCCATAAGTGAATAAATCGAAGTTAATAGTTCCTAGAGATATATTAATCATATATACCCTATTATTCAAACAATTATCCGGATTTATGACAATACCACCATCCCTGAACCAAGTATTGTTAATCCCAATAAGTCCCGCCAGGACTGACGCAACCTGCTCTTTTGTCATCAATCCGATAGCATTTCCGGCGGCATTAACAGCCACAAAAGCGGATATGTCTTCCAGCTCTGGAAGAGCCAGTGTAGACTTCTTCAGCAGCTCCGTTTTCGACACCTTATGCGGCACGCCGTTTGTATCGTACACCTGTACCGTTTCACCATCTTCTTCCGTTGTCTGATTCTTCATACTTTCTGTATGTTTCAATAGATTGTCAGTTTCTTCACCTGTAAAGCTTAATACAAAATCTTCTTCTGCTGCCATAATTGTTTTTAATTTATAGTTATTAATGATATTACCAACATTGTATATTATAATTATCTCATTGCATCATTAAGCCCAGCAAGAAACCATGGAAGAAGCGACGCTGCATGATGTCTTACCCTGTTAACTTCATCATCTGAAAATTCGGTATCGTCATCGCTGGAAAAAATTTTCTCAGCCAATTTTAAATCAGCAATACCAACTCCTGTCACATTGAAAATGTTATCTGCAAACATTTCTCTGACATCAATCTCCACGAATTCAGATTTATCTATCTTCGTGTACTTCTTAAATTGCTTAAAATCTATTTTCATGATTAATCGACTAAAATTCCATTTTCAAAAACCAGTTTATACGTTGAAGGTATCGAACCATTCTGTATAGTCCATGATATTGTTCTCGTTGCTCCTTTTTTGTATGTATATGATCCATCGGCTTGCAATGACCATCCGGTACCGAACTCATTAGACAATATCGTATTGGTATAAAGATTTCCGTTTACATGTACTCCTCCGTCAAAATATCCGGCATAAGTATTAGAACTATGTGGCTTGCTAGTACCGTTCCTTGAAGCATAGATACATGCTCCACCGTCATTGCTTCCAATTACTTTAACCCCAAATTTCCCGTCAGTCGCACCATTGAAGTTTATGTCAATCATACCACTGTTATCATCCGTAGGAACACCAATCCGTATACTCCTGCTATCATTGCCGAAAAAATCCCTTCCCTTCCAATTCAAGGAACCGTTGTCTATAGTGAAACCTCCAATCTTAGCACCATCGGCAGATATTGTTCCAGAAAAAGTACCTTTAGCGGCTTTCAGTTCACCCGAAAATGTACCGTCTGCACCATCCAGATGTTTCACTTTTAACGAGTTTACATCTATGCACTCTGTAAGAAGAAGTGGTTTCCCATTTTTAACCGTAAACACGGCTATTCCTTTCCCTTCAGAACTTTTAATTTTAAACTTATCTGAAGAAATAACAATCTCATTTTTTTCGATGTCAATACCCGTAGCACCAAGTTTAATTGAGATATTTTTCTCTGCTACATCTACAACGCTTTCACCATTTGACAACAATATTCTTGCTGCACGTACCTCTATTTCTCCAGAAGCAAGTCTGATATAATTTGTCTTGTCCCTATTACCGATATATGTCTTTCCATAAACATTAAAGTATCCTTCTTTAGTTAGACGATCATATCCGATTGAAACTATATCTTTCCCGGAGAGGGAGTAAGAACTTATCCTCTGATAGAAGGTAAGAGAAGGCGCACCGTCTCCGTATGCAGACAACACGATTGCAGCCTGAAAATCTGTATCCGATACGTCTCCAAGTTGTACCATCACATCTCCAACTGCCGGTATGTCGCTGCCTTCGTCACAATGATTCACGGATACCTCTATCCAGTTATCACCAACATTTTCCACCAGACGCCACCAATAGTGATTGGATACGCCGTCATACGCGCCTTCCTTAATATTAAAGGACTGTGAGCGTACTAAATTCCCTGGCTTAAAACGATTTTCTATGGCTTTCTCACCATCATCTGCAAGGAAGTAACAGCGATAAACAGAACCATAAGTTCCAGGAGATGAGTAACCTCTTTTCCCGTCTGAGAACTTGACTCCTTTACCATCCTTGAAACGAATTCCCTTTTTTTCTATAAACTCGACCTTAGTAATCGTTGCTCTGGCCCCGCTGGCGTTGAACATGAAGGAAGCTCCGGCCAGCTCGGTCTCCATTATTGAAAGTAACTGGAAGATAGCTTTCTTGCGCACGTACAGTTTGTCAATCCATCCGACAGACTCGCCGCCCTTTTCTGAAGAGAATGACATACCAGCACCCATCATACCGGTCACGAAGTCAATTGATTCCAGGAAAGGAGATATGATACCGCCAAGAAGCTTAATGAGATAGTTTGTCTGGTCTTCCTTGTCCTTTCTCAATAATGTTGCAAGTGACCGTTTTGCCGAAAATACGTTACTGTCCGATGGGGCAGTAGAATCATTGGTCTTAATCACATATATGCTACTACCTCCGCCTCCAACATAAGTATGCCCTTTATACGTAATCGACTCCAGTTTCTCTTCCACATCATTAAGGCGAGAGTAGGGCATACTTTCCCCAATAGTATATACCGGAGAATCCCATGGAATGTCAAGGTTAAACTCCCATCCGAGAACACGGCTTTCACGGCCATTCTCAAAAAAGGCTTTATTGACCAGGTTTATCTTTTGCCCGAACTCGAAAAAGCGTTTCAGCTTGTCTTCATTAACCCATTCTGACCGGAGGGTAGTGTAGTATGTACCATCGTCCTTTTTTCGCTGGTCTGCTATCTTCTGTGCCTTCTCTTTCAGTTCCTGCTCCGCGTCCGGAATCATTTGTACAGAAACAAACTTTGGATCAAAACCGGAAAGGATATACTTGTCATCATTTTCAGGATATATGGTATCATCCGGCAATGGACGTCCGTAGTCTTCGCTGCGGACAATTTCCCAAAGCTGGCTTCCGTTGTTGTCCGGGTCAAAAATAACACCGAACTCCAATCCATTCATTTTGCCGGACTGAAAGATAATTGTCAGCTCTTGTCCCGGAAGTATGTAGTCCTTGGAGAAATTCAGGCCAGTATCACGATAGCGATAGTAAGTCACGGTTTCCTGACCTCCGTCTTCATTTGTAACGGTTTCCGTCCTCGTAGATACACTTGACATCGTACTTTCAAGTCGGGGATATACCTCGTCAAATACCACGATGTCTTCAATTGCTTCTTCCTGGCTCATGTCAGGATACACATCTATGTATGGCGTACCAGCGGGAAGCATAAGTCGTCTTTGCACAACTCCGTTTACTACCGTCTGCTCTTCAATGGAACGGTAGTTCTCAGGTATGTTTCTTGTAGATCCGAATGCATAAATGCGGGTGGCATAAGTGCCTTTGCTCTCACTGCGAGTCATGGCAGACGCTTCAACCCCTAACTCGATTTTCACGGCATCACCGAATTCGTTTCGCCCAAAATGAATTACGTTGTCCGTTATCCAGCAATCACAGTTCCACTTATCCTCACCCGCCATTGAGAATAAGGCATCCAGCAGGTTCATATTGTCATACGTCATTGCAACTGCCTTATTCTCTACTGTTGAATCTATTTCAAATACGAATTCTTTTCCCTTATAGGTATATCCCAAAGCTTTCAGGTTACGTAAGAACACACCAAGCTGTACATCAAGGGCTGCGGTGAGAGACCATGACGCTTCATATCCAGCATGTTCAGGAGTGTATTTGAAAATTTTGTTTTTCCACTTCCAGTAGTAAGCATCCAGTTTCAGCTCATAATCATATCCAGCGGTAGAAGCATTGAAAGAAGGTTTCTGCAAGTCAGTTACCTCATATACTTTTGAAAGTAATCCGCCCAGAGAATCATCCAGAACCCCAGAAAGGTCTACATAGTCACCAAGTTTAAAATATATAGGTTCAGGCACGGAAAAGGGGAGAACGATGTAGTCCTCTTTCATCAGTGTAAACTTTCCCTTCGCCCCTTTGTTGATAGGGGTAGAGAACCTTGTTTTTCCGGATATGTCCTTAATTTCAATCATATCCCCAAAGTTCATAAATAACAAATGGAAGCCCTAAAAATCCGGACTTCCATTTGAAACAATAAAGGAAATGTTTGTTATTCGCTTCTGTCCATGGGATTCGGTTCGCAAAACTTACTTGAAACCTTACCGAAACACCTGTCAATACTTAACCCGTAAGAGATGCTTTTCCCCAGGTAAACCAGCTTGAAGACTTCGCTCCCAAGAGCGGGGATTTTGATGTTTACGGCTCCCTTCTCCAGTTCTGACTGAAAGGCTTTCTTCTTTGTCCGATAGTCACCTTCTGAGTCTCCTTCTATGGTGAACTGGAGAGTGATTTCACGCGATGCTACTTTTGCATTGTCGGTTATTATTCGCTTCCCGTGCTCCAGACGGCTCTCATCTTCGATGTAGTCTTTCATCTGGTTGAATCCGTCGATAGCATCGAGAAAACTGTCACCCATGCGGACACCCCATGTGCTCCAGGCATCCTTCCCGTTAATAAATAAATCTCCTGTCATAGTCTTGCTGTATTACGTTTCACTTCGGCAATGTCGGCCTGCATCTGTTTGATAGGTTTGACAATTTCGCCTGTGTTCTCTCTGATTTGCTGTAACTCCAAATAGGAATTGGCCAGGATAGTACGTGTCTCGTCGGCAATGTTGTACAGACCGGTCACTTGTGATGTCAGGGAGCCGATGGAACCTCGCAGTTCGGTAATAGCTACCGTTTGCTGCTGTTCTGCCGTCTCAATACGAAGATTGGACTCATACACGGCTGTAAACCGCCCACTCAGTTCCCCGGCATCCTCGTGCGTCATTTCTGTACCGAATCCGCGGCTGGAGGCCGACTGCTTGGAACTGCTGCCAGCCTTGTCGTATCCGGTAGCTGCGGCAAGTTCATCCCGTAGTTTCAATGCTTCATTCACGTACCCCATATATTCGTTTTGGAGTGAATTACGTTCACTCTCACTCAGGTTTCCGTCCTTCATACTTTCACCGAATCTGTTCCACCAGTCTTCCAGCTTCTGGCTGTACATGTTACCGATTTTATCTGAAAGCATGGCACGCATAAAGTATTCTGATAGGTTATCCGCAAAATCTTCCGCCGATGCATCCATATCCATAAGGGTATCGATGAAACTATCATACATGGAATCAAAACTTATTCCGGTAAGCTGTTCGAAAAGTCCCTCTTTCAGTCCTTCGAGGTTTCCGGCCAGATCTGCATATTCATCTAGTGCATCAACGACAGCATTTCCATAGCCTCCTTTTCCTGAATCGGCCATTTTCTGCCACAAGTCTACATTCTGACGTAATAAGTCCATCTGCTCCGGCGACATCTGCCACAAGGAATCTGTACCTGTGAATTCTGCCATGACATTTTCTCGAATCCATTGTATGTCACTTTCCGACCAGCCCATGTAATAGGCCCAGCTATGATGCTTACTGTGATAGCCAGCATTTGCCTGCGCTTTTGCAAGGACATTCTTGTTGTATTCCTCCTGATACTTGATGGCTTTATTGTACTCTGCTACGGATTTCTCGCTTCCCTTGCTGGACTTCATTTCTTCCGTAAGGGATTCGATGGCAGACTGCAACTTTTCGTTTCTGTCCGTGAGTCTGTTGATGGTATCCTGCACCTCTTTTTCGTTTCCTCCAATACCGAAAAGTTTGCTGAATCCGCCGAAAGTCAAAGTATCCCATATTCCACCTACAGACTTAAAGACACTACTGAATATGTTACCTACGAAACCATCCAGCCCCTGTGTCCCGATAGCATCTAAAAGAGAAAATGCAGCTCCAATTATACCTCCAAGTTTCTCGCTCTCTTCTGCAAATATGTCTACTATATTTCCGGCCAAATCACCGACCTGAGAGAGTGAAATTTCAGAATTTGAACCAAGCTGGGTAATGACGTTCGACAATGTGACAAGGTTGCTTGTCGTTTTATCTGTCGACTTTTGTACATTGACCTGAGCGTTCTGCTGTCTTTTTTGGGCATCATTCAGTTTCTTCGTGGCCGCTTCCTTCTGCTCATCTGTTCCGCTTCTCATGGCTTCGTTGTATTCCTCCTGAGCTTGTGACAGTTCTTCCTGTGCCTTGGCTAATTCGCTTAACTGTTTGGGTAGGTCGGCCAGCAATCCTCCTTTGTCGATAAGGGTTGACTGGATGTTGCTTAAAGCCTCGTCAATGACCTTCTTCTGGTCAACAGCCATATTCTTGTATTCTTCGGAGTTCTTGAAGTCCCTAAGCTGCTGCTTTACCTTGTTCAGGGACTTTTTGGATACCTTGTCCAAGTCACCGAAGATAAGTTCCCAGTTGATTCCCTGTTTCAGCTTCTCAAGATCAAGGGAGGAGAGTGCCTTATCCATTTCTTTCTGGAGTATGTCCTTGTCTCCCTGGGTAGTGGCTTCCGAGATTTTACGGGTGTACTCGGCTATGATTGCATCACGTTTCTGCATGAACGTACCGTAGCTTTTCAGGTAACGTTCGTTGGCCTCGATTGCAGCTTGATTTTCAGTTTCTGTAATTTCGGCCAGACCTTTTTCACGCGACGTCATGGCATTAGACGCACGACTTCCTAATACTTCCCGCTGTTCAGACGTAAGCTTTCCTCCTTGCGCATCTTCCCATTTTTTGCGCTGTTTCCTAATTTCATCGATTTCTCGCTGGTAATCCAGCTCAATCTGTCTGCGCTTCTTTTCAGAACCTTCTTCCATCAGGTTGATTTCTTCCTGCTGATTTGTTCTGCGAAGCTGAAGGAGTTCTTCTGCAACCTGTTGCTGCTCTTTCTTTTGTCGCTCGGCATCTTTCTTCGCATTATTCTCTTGTTTGGCCAGAGTGTCTCCTGTTACACCACCGAGCGATTTATATGATTTTTCTGCTGCTTCCAACTCTTCTACAGCTTTCTTATAAGCAGATTCAGTGCCTTTTTTAGCATCCTCTACGGCCTTTAATTTTGCTTCGTAAACAGCTTTTGCTTCTTTATATGCTTGCTGATACGTCTTTTCCGATGCTTCTCTTTGCGATTCCAGGCCAGATATGGTGCCGTCAATCCCTTTTAACGCTGCTTGCGCATTATTGAACCGTATTTGAACGTCAATAGGAATTGTTGCAAAAGGAAAATTCTTAATTTTTTCTTGCTCTTCCTGCAATATTTGTCTTGCTATATTGTATTCGCGTATAATCTGCTCACGATTACTTCTTGCTTCCATCAGCTTGACTTCAACAGGTTTCGAGTTTTCCTCTGTTTCCTTTTTCAGTCGATTATATTCGCTCAAGGCTGATTTCCACTTGTTAAGATTTGCTTTTGCTGATTCTATTTGTGAAGCGATTAATGGGGCACCTTGTCCCGCATTTTTTAAAGAAGCATTTAATGATTTTATTTTCTCCTCCCATTGTTGAATATTCTTTAGTATGTTTTCATAACTGTTCTTGTCTCGTTCCTTATTCAGTTCTTTATTTGCTTCTGCAAGATTGAGTACAGCCAGTTGTTCACGGGTATAAGCAGAAGAAAGTGCAGGAGAATACCTTTGTAGTTCCTCATAGGCCTTTATCTTTGAAAACTCGGTTTCTGTCTCATCTTGGATAACGCGTATCAGCTCTTCTATTTTTTTCTTGCGTTCCTCTTCCTGATTCGCAAAATTCTTTTGTTCTTCATTGAATTTTTGCTGTGCCTTTTCCGATGCGGTTGTGCTGTCATGAAAGGCCCACATTGTAGCAACAAGCCCGGCAAGAACCGTAGCTGCCAGTACATACGGGTTAGCTTTCATAACCGTATTCAAGGCCTTTTGTGCTATCATTTGAGCTTTGGTAACCAAGATTGCAAGTTCCATTCTGGCCGTTAATGTATCCTGAGCTATTCGCACTACAATAAGAGCGGTTTTATATGTCCCGTATGTAGCAATCAGTCCTATCAAAATCTTACCAACAGTTTCATAGTTCTCAATAAGACCTTTCAATCCTGAAATACCTGCAGAAGCAATTCCCTGAGTATCTTTTCCAATCTCATTCAACATTGTATCCCAAGCATCTCCAAGGTTACTCAACTGACCTGTAAGAGACTTAGACTGTTCTTGCATCAGGTTATAATAGATTCCTGATTCACTAGTCATATTTTTGAAGGCCTGTTCTACTTCTTTAAATCCTACCTTGCCTTCCTTTACTAAACCGGAAACTTCATCTTTTGTCACACCAAGCACTTTTGCCAGTTCCTCGTAGATGGGAATACCACGTCCTGCAAACTGACGAATATCGACAGCATAGGCTCTCCCTTGTGTCCTTAATGTGCCATAGAGATAGGCTATTTCACTAAGCTGGGAGCCAACACCGGCGGCTACATTACCAAGCATGACAAGTTCATCACCCACATTCTCAGCTGACGAGCCGTAAGCAATCATTTGCTTGGCAGATGATGCCACCCCTTGAAGGTCGAAGGGTGTCTTTGCGGCAATATCCACCAGCTCTGACATCAGTTTATCTGCTTTTTCCTTACTTTTCAGCATGGTTGAAAAAGCAATTTCAAGCTGCTGGAATTGTCCTCGTACATTAACAAGTTCTGTAACAAAGTTTTTCAAGGCAGTTACTCCACCTATTATACCAAGTACTTTGGTTAAGGAAACGGACATCTTTTCATTTGCTTCGACCGTTTCGCCGGCTTCTTCCTTAAAAGCTGCATATTCATCCTTCAGTCTCTTTACTGAAAGACGGGCTTCTGCCTGCTGTTGAGTAAGTCCAAACAAAATATCTTTCTGCTCCCTTAACTTATCGGTTTGAGCTTTTATCTGCTCCGACATACCGCTGGTATTACCACCCGACTTTACAGTTTCTCGGTATTTCTCTTTCAATAAAGTAAGCTCATTTTGTAATTGCCTAATGACACCCCTTTGTGAAGTAATATTTGCAGAGAGGTTGTTTACTGTTTGTGAAGCGCTGTAAATTCCATTTTTGAAATCACGCTCCATTGTAGCTCCAACTTTAGCCGCCTCGGTTACCAGCCCCATCATTTGTTGGCGAGCAGATGCCAATTGGGTTTCCAAAGCCCTTGCCGCTGCCGGAGATTTGTTCACGTCCATCTTTTTGAGTTGGGCTTCCAGCTTTTCACATTCTTGTCTTAGCTTTACGACCTGTTCCCAGTCACTTGATACACGGAATACGAGTGTTGCCATAAATAAAAATCTAAATATTAATGCTTAAAATTATGATATAAGCAAATAGTATTCAGACTTTTTGAAATCAAAAACGAAACAACTTGGCAATTGTCGTGTAATTTAACTTCTATTTTTGAATAATTAGACTCCATCTCGGAATAGAACAAAAAAGGCGCACCATTATGATGCGCCCGATTGTCAATTTGTTCTTTAATTTATATCAGAGCCTCACGGCTGGAATATCAAAACTTGACATTTGCCATTCTTTTAAGTATCTCATTGTATTTTGATTGTATGATAGCTCTTTGCTTTTCTGATGCTGTAATTATCTTTCCTTTATACTTTCGCATTACAGATTCATTTATACCTATTTCCTTTGCAAACTTACTTGCATTAATAAAAGGGAACGCTTCAAAAAATCCACTTAAGTCATACACATACTCCACAGAATAGCCAGCTTTATACCAACTTGGAAATTCACCATGTTTTTCTTTGTAATATTCTGCCTGTTCCTCTAAAACAGAAACAAAGTCCTCTTTCGCTTCTTGTTCTGTAAGCCCAAAGCCATACGCACCGTTTACATCTTCAGAATAGATAGAGATTCCTCCATCATCTGCTTTTTCAATAATAGCCTGAATCTTCTTCATAATCGTGTATTTTAAGTTTTGTCAATTAAATGCACCCACCGAAGTGGGTGCTGTTCTTTTACTTCTTTAACCCCGCCTTTTTCATCATGCTGTCAAGAGTACCTTTAGGTATCTCTTTGGCTGGATGTCTGCCTACAGGGATAAAGTAGTCAAAGTCGGGATGAACATACTTGTGATGTTTCTTTCCCTTTTCGATTGTCCAGCCTGCTGACTCAATCAATTTGTAAAACTCTGAAAACTTCATAAATCAAAGAACTTTTAATTGACAATGCAAAGGTAACATTTTCGTTACTATTAAGCAAATTTTGTAACGTTAAAAGTAACGTTTCTGTTACTTTTAACATTCTATTGTAGCCATATCTATTTCTTGTTTCTTCTTCTGCGTGAAGCCATGTCCTTACCCTTCACCTTTGTAACCTTGGTACCGGTAACTGTATGGAGCTTGTCACGCTGCATTAATACTAAATTCCTGTATGGTATCTCATAGACCACTTCCCGGTATGACAGATGCAGATTTTCCATGAACGACGCTATCTGTCCCAATAGAGTATCATTCCCTACAACCTCGGTTTCGCTGCCAGCAGGCTTACGTTCCTCGCCAAGCTGACAGCTTTGAGAAAAACCTTTGAGTCAATCATAGAGAGTGCTTCATCTAAAGCATTTACGTTTTCTTCGTATGTTCCTTTTGCCAGTTCTTCACTCAAGTTTTCGTCACCAGCTATCAGCCAGGAGAGAGCCTTGCTGTAAGCCTCGCTTTCTCCAAGGGAGAGAAGCACTTCTTTCAAATTGTCTGCTTCTTGTACGCCTGACAAATGGGAGATTGCCCCGGCCAGCTTGTGGATAGTAGGAGGGTAGACCGTGTAGGCTTTCCCAGCGACAAACACCGTTCTGAAATCACTTCCGATAATGGATTCAGTTACTATTTTTGCTCCTTGATTCATTCTGATAAAAGATAAAAATTAAGGGGTGAAGCCATAAAGCCCACCCCTGTTATGGAATTCAATCTCTACCTATTGGATAGGCATTAAGCACCTGCTTTTACTTCAGATGAGTCAAACCAGTATTCCGGTGCAACTTCTGCATTTTGTGGTTCCAGTTCCACCGCACTTACAGGAATACCGACAGCCTTGTCTGTTGTGGCTTCACGTGCACCGATGTCAGCACGGGGAATCACACAATACTGGTCATCGTCAGTCAAAGCGACAAGTAACTTCTCAATGTTTACCTTGCCTCTTGCTCGTTTCCAACCCTTATCAGTGTTAATTACATCACCACCCATGAGGTCTTTCTTGGTCGGATAGTCGTACTCACCAATGGTGAAGTTCACGGTTACATCGCCCATTTCCTTATCACTACGATAAGTCTGACCGGTAAGCTGGTTCTTGTAGTTAGTGCGGCTTGCTTCCGCTTCTTCAAGTGTCCATGTATCCTGATGGATATTCTTCACCTCTTTTAAGGTTTCACCTTGTAAAAGAGTATATAAAGCCTGCCCAGTCAAATCTGCTGTGATAGCATTTGTCTCGCCATACCAAAGTTTCTTGATATTCACGGCGGTGATTTTCTTTGATTCTGCCATATTATTTCACATTTAAAACTTCAAACAAAATTCTTACATTCACATAGTGACACTTTAAGGATGTGTCCTCCTCAGTTCCGATTGACTCGATGGAATAATGATAGGTGGTACCATCATAGCGTCCGGTTATTCCGTCAAACAATTCTTGCGCCTGTTTCTCCAGCTCGTTCAGACGGATGGTGTTGGCTTCACCGTCTTTCAGGTCGGGAACACAAAGGTTCACTTCTACGAAAGATTTCTTCCAATATTTGCTTGGCTGTTGTTTCTTGGCATGAATGACAATCCTTTCGGATTTCAATTCGCCCGTCAGCTTCTTGCCGTGAGGAACGATGGGAATACCGAAAGGCTGGCAATCACGGTAGAGTATGTTCGCGATGTCGGTAGTTACTATCATTTGACTTCCTCCTTCAATCGTTTCTCAGCGTATAGAGCCGCACCAGTTGATACTTCATAGCCTTTAGATTCGACGTGCGAGGCATACTCAGCATCGTTTCTAATCACCAATCCGTCATCCTCAACTGAATACTTATTTGACTTACGGAGTCTTCCAGTCCGGTTCTGATAGTTGCCATTCTTTACAGCGTAATCGACAGCCTCTTTACCAACCTTCTCCTCAACGGCTTTCACCTCGGCATAACCTTGTTCGAAAAAGCTATCCACGTCCGAAAAATCAAACTTCACATCCATATCTCTGAGTAACCAAAATAGTTTGTATTCTTCACCATGTAAACTTTGCCAGTTCCACGGACATTCTCACCGTCCATACATCTGACTTCATCACCAGCACTCAGTGAGATTTTCTTCTCACAGACTACGTGATAATTCGGTCGGAACACCTCACCGTTCTCCGAAGTAAACTCCTTGGTCGAGTTATCATCACAACGGCATTTACACACGTCCTGCCAGCTTTCACCACCGGTTCCGGGGATAGGTCGGCCAAACTCGTCTGTTTCCATCGGAGTAAAGACCTTAACCTGTAATGTATGTGGAGCAAATATCATAGGAATCTGACTTTAGGTTTATCGCTTAACGTATCTTCAAGACCATACTTCTTGCACAAGAAAGAATAGTATTCCTTTACGCCTTTTGTATCCCATGACATAGAGAAACCGTTCTCACTGATGGAAGTGGCACGGAGTAATAGAGAGGGGATGAACTTCGCCATAGCCACTGAAACAAGTCCGATGTTTGACGGGCCCATCTCATCCTCTCCGCTTACTTCTGAAGAAAAACTTATCTCCAAAAGGTCAGCCTCCGACAAGTTGATGCCGAAGGTCTGAAACTTCTGTGATATGTAGTCATTTACTGTCATGCGTTCATGGTTGACAAATCAAAGTTCACAATCAGATTCGGGTTCGTAATCTGAGGAATCCACTCTGCGGTGTATTCCAGATAACGACCGTTCTTGTCCTTGTAACCGGAAATAAGCATATCACCGTCTGCCTGGGTGTAGTTACGTCCCGGTACGCCGTCCACTGCTTCGTATGGAGTGTGGAAACGCATATAACCGACCTTATCCTGCGGAAGCAAGGTGATACGGTCGTCGGCGTAAATCTGCACGTTCTTTCCGGTCTGGTCTTTTACGTAATCTTCCTTGATTTCAATGGCCGGAAGCCCGATGCCAGTGAACACTTGGGAAGCCAGTTGAGATGTAATCAAACCGGTTGAAAGGTACATTTCATTTCCTGTAAGCTGCATCTTGAACTTGTCACCAAACTCAGCCGACCCGATGATATTCTTCACGAAAGTTCCTCGGGACATAATCATCTTCTGGAAGTTTCCATAATCAGCTTTCAGAGCATTAATCTGCTGCTGCAAATAGGTGATGAAGTTCGTCTTCGCACCAGTATCAGGCTTGATGAACTTGAACGGCAATTCAATGTCGAGAAGGTCAACGCCTCCGGCATTGTCATCCTTATTCTTGACTGTTGCTTCTCCGGTCATCAGAAGTGAACCTACAATAATATCCATGCGCTTGTGGGCTGCCAAAAGTACCTGACGGTAATCATCATAGATGAAGTTCACGATTTCCTGCATGGCTGCTACCTGGTCGGCAGGTTTAGCTGCATTGAACTTGTCAATCAAGTCCTGAAGCTCAGACAAGCGGTCAATGGAAATCTGGTAAGCATCGCCAAGATAAGCGATTTCACCATATCCTGAGCCGATATTCCGGCGTTCACGGATAGGCTTCTCACCATAACGAGAGTTGATAGAACCGGCCATCACGCCCGTAACTTGTCCGATGTAGTCCTTGAACACACGAGTAGTCGTTCTACGGAAATCGAGGTACTGCTGCCAGTAGATTGTATCCTTACGAGTCTGAAGGACACGCTGAATAACGGCGTTAACGATGTTGGGGTCGTTAAACAGAGTATGAATAGTTAGCATCATATATTAGTCCTCCTTTCTTTATTTGCTTGCAATTATACCTGCTGCTCTCAACGATGCTAGAAGAGCATTAATTTTATCTTTCTCATCACCACCTGCTGCATCATCAACTTTTGCACCCTGCTTTACCAATCCCAAGGTACTTGAGTTAGCTGCCTGATAGGTAGTGTTATTGTCCGTCCAAGGTACTTCTACATACGCCTTTCCACCTTCCAATGCTACTGGATATTTCTTTCCGCTTTGAGAGAATCCCAACTGAATACCTCCCATCACAGAATCAGAAGCTTCTGGCAGTTCATACGAAACACCAGCCGGGGATTGCACGCCTGCAGCGTTGAACTGGAAATGCGGCATGTTAGCCTTATCAATGTCAGAGAAAGGCATAGCCAATTTGGTAGGCTCAATTTCAAATGCTCGCATCAAAAGAGCAACTAATACAACGCCTTCTTCTACTTGTACTCTTCCGTACAAAGCTGAGTTAGCAACTACCTTTGGAGTAGTACCGCTTACAGCTGTAGCTTCATAGAGTACAGTACCAACTTCCACTGTTTCGCCAAAGTCGGCAGCCAGTGTCAACTTATCGAAAGCTTTGTCTGATTTGTCAATACTGTTGATGGTAGCTCCATGAGAACCATTACCCAGATGCATACCCACATAAGCCAAAGAGTTTTTCTTGATCTTCAAAGTGGTATTGGAACCGGTGGTAAACTTTTCATAGACTTCTACACGGATGGCCACCTGAGCGGTTTTCTTTACTAAGTCGGCGGCAATGGGAGTGAAGGATGGAAGAAATGAACCAGCAACAAGGTTGGTCGTATCCAGCTTGTAAGGCCCTCTGCGTCTTACTCCGGTAGAAACATCATAGCGTTCCTCGATGGACGGTTCAGGCTCCATGTAATACTTGTATCCTGCTGACATAAATTACTTGTTTTGTTGTTCGACAATAGATTTTGTGTCCGCCTCAATCATTTTGGCGAACTCGCTCGCTTCCTTCTCCTGCTTCTGTTCGGCAGTTTCAGGAGCTTTGGAGAACTGAAAACCGTTGTTAGACATATCCTGCTTCATGTCCTTGAAATAAGTGTCCAAGTCGGTGTTTTCGGGAATGTTGCGGTCTTTCAGCATAAATTCGGGAATACCGTACTTCTTCGCCACTACTGAAATCTGAGAATTGCGCTGCGCCTGCGCTTCATTTTTCTCCATTTTGGCCAGCTTGTCGGCAAACGGCTTGATACCGGCGGCGATGCCATCGGCAATCATCTTTGCGATGTCTGTCTCCTGCGGCTTTGGAGGGTCGTTTGGTTTCGGTGGTTCTGGTTTCGGATTCTCGATTGGTTTTCCGTCTTTCAGTCCATGCTTCTTCTCGTAGTTTGAAACAGCGGAAGTCTGCGCCTGTCCTGCACGGAAATCACCATAGTTTTGCATCACGTCCTGAAATGAGATACCCTCAACGATGGAGGTCACCTTCGTTTCGTCCGTTACACCCTCTGCCTTCTTTGTGGCGATACGGGTGAGTGTGGCAGTGTCCACCCCAGCGAATTTCTGTTGCAGTCCTGCCAAGATTTGTTCAAAGATTGTCATACCGTATGAGTTTGATTAATAATTTCATACGGTAAATTTACTTATAGAGAAAGGGAAGGGGAAATTTTAAGGCTAACGATACGAAACAATTGGGAGAATGTTCGTTTTTAGACAAAAAGAAAGCGTGACTACTAGGGTAATCACGCTGGAACATCATTCAATTATACTTTCAAAATTTCAATATAGCTGCTTCTATTTCTTTTTTGTCAGAATCTTTTACGTTCCTCAAAGCATTCAGGAAAGGTAAAATTAAAGAGTCATCAACCATGAACCAGACTGGATTTTTAAATAATTTTGGGTATCCGGGATCATCTCCATAGCCATTCCATCTCATTGCCATTCTTCTTTCCCCATTTTCCCAAATACCTATCGCTATAGAAAAATCATCATTTTCAAATACAACATTCTCAACCTTAAAATTACTTGGATTTACATCTTTTGCTTTCATTGTACTATCCTCCATTATATTTAATTAATAATCACAACAAATTTATAGCTGCCAGTTCCTCTGTCAGCGCATTAATACCTTTCTGAATCTTCTCTAATTGTTGTTTGCGTGGTTTGTGTACTCCAGCCGCATAATGCCACAACTGGCGTTCATTAATTCCGGTTATCCGGCTCAAAGCAGCTTTAGTAAAGATACTGCTGTAATAGTTGATGAAAGTGGCAGCATCTATCTTGAACTTCAAGGTGAACTCTCCCTGTAAAACTTCCACTGGAGCGATGTTCATCTCCTTGCATGAATCCAAGTATAGTTCAACAGCTTCCTTCATGTTCTTCTCGATTTCCTTCACATCGTTGCCAACCGTTATCACCGGAGCACCTTCAATGTAAGCACTAAGATTATTTCCAGCATGTTCTACAATCACTTCTACGGTTTTCATACTGACCTCCTTTTTATCGTTAAACAAAAGAGGCGGGGGCTATTTTAGCCCCGCTTGCCTCAGAATGTTGTAATAAGTGCCTTTCTCAACGCCTTTCTTGCCGTGGTCTGGGACAATCACTACATGGCTACCATCAGTGTAAACCATGTGACTGCCTTTCTGCCTCACGAACCAAAAGCCATTTTCAGTAAGCAGCGTTACAACGTCTTTAACTGATTTGTAGCTCATAGCGTTTAAGACTTAATTACGATGCAAATATAGTAAAATAACGAATAATTACAAAGAAGTATTCATGTTTTTACTATGATAAAGAAAATAGCGATACCTCGAAAGATACCGCTACTCAATTGGTAAATATTTTAGATTTATATCATTCTGTTTTGTATTATCCCCGTAAATATTCTGACTGAAGTGTTCTATTCTTCAGATTTGCTGCTGGAACTTTTAAGAGAGGAAAGCTGTTTCTGTTTCTCAATGTCGTTCTTCTGCTTCTCAGCCTGCTCTTCCTTGATGGCTTCAATCTCATCCATAACTGCATCCACGTTCCCCACGAAGGTGATGGCCCGCTGTTGCGACCAGATTTCACCGTCCTTGGCCTTGATAGCTGTGTCTATCTTGTCTTTGATGTCCTCCAGTTTATATGGCTGCATCTGTACATCCACATCAATAGTCTCGGAGGCTTCTTCTAGGGTGGAATTCACGGAACCCAAAGCTGATATGAGGAAATTTACACGTCGTTGCATGAACTCGCCGACAGTTTCGTTTAGATTTTCTACATTAAGGTGGGTGGACATGAACACATAGTCGAAAGTCACACCGGAAACGGCGTTTCCTGTACCTTTCAGGGAGTCAAAAGAGATTCTGGGTGTATTGGTCAGTCCATATATCTGGCTCAGCAAGGTTTCTACCTCGAACTTGACAGTATCAGGTACCTGTGACCAGGTAAGATACTGGGCATTTGCTCCCTGGCCGGTCAACTCGACAACACGGTTCTTGAACTCACCTGAGAAATTCTCCACGTTACCAAAAAGCATGAGGATAGGGAAGAAGTGGTAGTCGATACAGTCTGCATAGTTTGAGAGAAGCTTCTCCAGTCTTACACGGAGGCTCTTTATCTTTTCACAGTACGCTTCCGGACGGTACATATAAATCACCGGCATCTTCTTGAATCCATGTGCAAATGAGCCTTTGTCAGTCCAGTTGCTTGTCAGTTCCCACTGATAAACCATGTCCTTGGTAATGGTCATGAAGCAGGTAATCTCCACGTCATTCAGATCTTTCTTCTTGTATTCACGGGACAGGGCCACCAAATCCCCCTGGTCATTGAAGAAAGGGTAGAGCTTGTCGCCACGGAACGGAGACCAGATGGCACTCTTCAGACGGTATTCAGGTTTTGATTTGCCGAAGATTCCTGAAATCTTTCGTTTGAGCTTTGCCCAGAAGCCGTCATCCTTCACCACATACCAGTATTCGGCCACTTCCTGCTCGGCCAGCCATGCCCGGACTACTTTCTTGTTCTGGTATTTCAACTTGTTTTTCTTGAACACCTGCTTCAATGTGGAAAGAAGGCTTTCTTCCGACTGGTCCGGCTGGCAATCAAGGACCGGTTCTGTTCCCACGGTGAAGGCAGTCTGAATGTTCACGATGTCCTGCTCGATAGGAAGAGCAATCCTGTTCGGGTCAACTTCTTTCCTTACCGCCGGCTCAACATATTCTTTCCCGGTTGTAGGGTCTGTAATCCGTTTCTCAGGCTGGGTCGTAATTTTGATTTTCGGGTATTTCTCTTCATCTATCACTATCTCGTGCTTGTTCGGATTCCAGTCGTTGTAAAGAGCGTGAGCGTTTGGTTGCTCGGTCTTTCGTCCTTTTTTCAGATAGTAGATTTTTCTCTCTACTTCCGGCATAGCTAAAATTTCTTCTATAGTCATATCTCAAAGTTTAATGTCCAAATATTCCTGAAACGTCTTTGGGTTTCATAATTCTACCGAGAAGTTCTCCCAGCACATAGTAGCGTGCAGCATCTATGCCATGATTATCATGGTCTTCAGGTTCGTTGATGTAGTTTCCATCCTTATCTTTTGCCCAGACATAATTTCTGAACTCCCTTTGCAGGTTATAAGAACGCTTGGTAATGAATATTTCCATTCCCTGCATCTTGTCAATACCGGCATTGACAGAACCTTGCCCTTTCTCTACCGCGTATATTTTAATCCCTCCGTTATGAATCTCCTGGATGAGTCGCGGGTCCGCACTGTCGGCAATCACTCTCAAATTCCACGGGCGTAGCGTCTTTATAATATCCCCAGAAAGTAATCCAGTTCTATAATCCACTTCATCCAGATAAAGCGCATTGTCAATGATTCCACACCGGATAGAAGCCGATGGGTCATTGGTATAACCAAAGTCCTGTCCAATAGCCACTTTCTTGCACCACATGGGGAACTCGTCCACAATACCCCATTTCTTGAACACGGCACCTTCGGCCACGTCCGCCCATCGACCGATAACCACATGAGCGTACTTCTCCGGATTCTTCTCTTTCATTTCCTTGACTTCTCTCAGGAACTCAGGAGAAAGGTTCTCTATATTGTCGAAGTAAGTCGTATGGATATGAAGTACATTCGGATGGGTGGAAATTTGCACCTGAACGCCGTCAATCTCCACCAGCCGGTGAGTATTCTCTATGTATTTCTTGTAGATGAAGTGGTTCGAATCACATGGATTCATGATAATGATAATCCGGTTCTGAATTCCCTTCTTACGGATGGAGAGCATAATCTTGTCAAACTCTTCCTCACTGGTCCATTCCTCTGCTTCATCACAGACAAAGGTGGTGATACCCTGAATAGATTTTAGTTTAGCGGTCTGATTCCCGGAAGAAGTCTTGATACCACGAAACATGATACGACTGCCGGTCATCCGGTTTACAATATCGGTTTTGGTGGTCTTGAAATACTTCGTTGTTCCATCCAAATCTATCTTTTCCATCATCTCTGGAATGATAGACATCCCGGCAGATACCATCGTATAACGGGTGTATAGAATCTGGTGGACTATCTTCTCTGTGGGAGTCATTTCGAATGTCAGACGCTCAATGAAGGTAGAAGCGTTGAAAGACTTCCCCGAGCCACGGCCACCGGTGATAAGGATGATAAACTTCTCGCTATCGGTATATAACGGATGATATATTGCTTGGGGTACAATCATTTCAGTTTGTCTTTAATCCATGAGTCAATAGAAATTCCGTGGTCAATATCCTTTGGAATATCTGCATCTTCGTCCTGACGGCGTTCAACATTCCTCCATTCATCATCGTGATGATACAGCCAGACAGACATTGCCTGAAGGTTGGGAGCCAGCTCGCTTTCACTTACCTGAAGCTCTTCTTCGCCGGTCAGGTTTCCGTCCTGGTCTTTCAGCTTTCTTACTACAGTACTCTTGGTCTTGATACCGCCCAAAGCTACAGCAAGGAACTTGGCACGTACAGCGGCGGTGATTGTCGCACGCCCGCGCGCTAATACGTCAGTTATCTCCGAATATTTTGACTTCATTTCGTAGAAGTAGGTCGGATTCAGCCCGAGCGCGAATGCTATTTCCCGGTCAGTGAATCCCTTTTTGGCATACGTTTCTACCTGAGAAAGAAATTCCTCACCCCTGTAATCGAATTTTGGCTTTCTTCCTCCTGGATGTTTCTTATGTTGAGATTCACTTTTCATCATTTATTCCTCCCAAGGGTTTTCACCCTCTTCTTCGACGTATACTCGTTTCAATTTATCCGATATTTCACTGAGTTCATGCTTCATCTGATTTACATGAAACTCTGCAGGCATAGGTAACTCCAATGCTCCTATCAAGTTGTCTATTCTATCAATAACCTCACCAAATTCTTCTGATGCTTTCATAATTATTCAATTCTTTTTCAATTTTCCACACTTATCACAAATTTCATAGCGGAAATCTAATGGTCCTTTCCAAACATAATGATGGATACAAAAAAGATTCTGCCCAAAAAACGTCTTTAGCCAAAGAATAAAATCCCCTACCATATTTCATCCATTATTGTTGCCCATATAAATGCGGCGAGAAACAGGCTTATCACCATAAATATCAATTCCTCTCTTTGAGAAATAGCTATCTATCCTGGCCGCATATCTTTCCATTATAGACTTCGTTCTGTCTCTTATACTTCTTTGTCTGTCTGTACCAAGCCCGTATTGCCTTCCGGCGTTGTACATTATTCGTCTTGACTGTTGATACAACTGACTATATGTTTTTCTTCTAACTCGGCTTTCCTCCTAAAATTTCATGTTGTCATTCAATTCTTTCTATCTGTTCATCGAATACCTCACCCTTGATAAACTTGGAGTAGGGGTCGTAACCGAACCTTTCACAGAAAGCTGCCTTAGCTTCGAACGTGTCAAAGGAAAGCATCAGATAAGCATCCATATCCTGTGCCTGTTTCTGGGCTGCATTCTTCACCTGCTGCTTTACTTCTTTCATGTGAGCTACCTTTTCAGCTCTTTCCATCTGCTTTGCGGCTTTCTCAGCTTCTTTCTGCTCTGTGACAGGTGCCATCATATCCTCTAGGGCATCGGCAATAGAGCTTTCTTCTTCTGTCTGGAGAAGGAAATCACAGCCAATCATATTCAAATCAGCGGCCGTTAAACCGGCATCCTGGTAATCTATATCCGGAACCAACCGGGCCAAAGCGTCATAGTCCCATGAACCTTGCGCGTTAGGATTATTCATCAGGATGTTCAATTCCTTCTCCTGCTTTTCGTCTACATCAATGACATCAACGCGAATTCGGTAGTCGTTTTCCGGGAACTTCTGTAGTTCATCCATCACGCTCAGACGCTGGTGGCCGGAAACAACGGTTAATCCGGTCTGCTTGTTGACTACAATACCACCGACCAAACCGAACTTCTTGATGCCCCGCTTCAATGTCTTACGGGATTCCTCAGACAGTTTCCTGGGGTTATAATCAGCGAAGTGAATGGCGGAACGATTAAGTTCCACCGATTCACTCTTTATGTATTTGCTCAGTTCCATACCTATTGTTTTTGTTTATGCTCCCAAAGGATTCTCTCAGCCATCGGGAACACCTTGTAAATTCTCTGTAAATCCTGTGGGTAATTCTTCTCCAGCCATAGCATACAATCCAGATTAAAGCCTACTCCCGAACTGGCCTTCAGTGAATATCTGACAGGCTCCGGAAGGCTGTTCTGTGTCATGTAAGATAGAATGTCTTTCTGCGTCCAGTCTGCCAAAGGATAGCACATTCCGTTGTTCTCATACCCATTGGCTTCATAGCCTTTCAGCATCAAACGGCGGTTCATGCCGTCAGTCTTCTTCATGCCCAGGAAAGTGTAGTAAAGTCCGTATCTGAGCTGCATGGCTTTCACAACATCAGCCAACTTCAAAAGCTTCACCTTCGGGTTTGGCACACAATACAGGCCACCGCGAAGAATGTAGGTAAGGTTCCAGTGGGGTACCTGAACAAACTCTATCTTCGGATATTTGGCTTTTACCCATCCAATCCATCTTTCGATGTGCTCTAAGCCTTTGACAAAGTACATGAACACACAGACTATTCTATCAAACTTCGGGTAGATCATGTCCAGCAATACCAAAGAATCCTTACCCAGCGACAGAAACAGCAAAACCCCGTCAGTCTTCTGTCTGACGAGGTCAATATGGCTGTATGTCCTTTCTTGCAGTGTCATTTATCAACCGGCTTCTAATCCTAAACCCTTACGGACTTCACGGTATTTCTGGTTATGATTCATAAATTGTCCACTGCCACCTGTAAAAGAACGGTTGGTGGTATTGCCTAAATAAGCGCCTGTCACACTATTTACCTGTGAACGTAAATTTCGATTTTGCCTTCGAGCCATAATTTTTCTTTTTAAGGTTATACATTCTATTGACTAACACCATTTATCTCTAGCACTTTGCCTAAGTCGTAAACAATATCCATCTTGTCATATTCTTCGCCTGTTTTCAGGTCTTTAAGTACAATCATTTCATTGTTCTCGTCTACAAAATCAAGAAAAGATATGTTCTTGATTTCAACGAGTGCAGTATCTCTGTTTTTGTTATAGCCAACATAGAAGCGAATAGCATCGAATTTTATAGCATCAAATGTACCGTCTTCTTGATATTCGATGTATTTCTTTTCACTTCTTGGTCTTAATTCTCTAAACTCTTGTTTCTTGTTGCCTTTAATGATTTCATCAAACCATTTTTGTTGAATGATCAATGTCAATATTTTCATAATTGTGTAATTATAAATTATATTTCTATATTCAAAACTAGCTAATAATAAGAGGCTAGCAAAGCTGTATTTTAACAGATACGAAACAATAAGCCAATTGTTTCATTTTATACACACGCCAACTTAATGACGTGTGTATGACCAGTTTTTAAGCTGCGGATTTACTGTTTACTAAATCAAGTATAAACTTTCTACCAAGTTGCGTCCAACACAAGTATTGCTTCGCAACCTGCATGCCAGTGGTATCACTTGTATAGGTGTGTGTCCTGTACTTATCATAACCTAGTCCCCTGTATTTGGCATAAAGCATGTAAACCCCATTCTGGTTGTACAATACGCCTAAATCTTTTAGTATCTTGTACAGCTTTTTGGCACTCATGCCAAGTTCGTTGGCTATGATATTTGTTGTTATCAATCCTTCGCTTTGAAGGACATTGTCGAAGTAGGCAGCTTTTGGCGCCATCAGTCTGTTCTGTTCTTCTACCAGATTCTTTTCGGTTTCAAGTACAGATATTCGTTCTTTCTGCCTTTCGATGGTTGAGTTTGCTAACAGGATGGCTTTTGCCATGATTTCTTCTGGCGTATCATCCGATTTTACTGCCATATAACCGCCTTTAGTTCGGATTTCTTTCAGTATGGCTTTTACGCCTTTCTTGAATTGTTTGGCTATCGGCTTGCGGCTTTGCATTAGGACTTCATATAAACCGTTCTCTGTGAGCATCCAGACTTGACGGTTCTGACCTGACCGGAATAATGTTCCGACCAGCCTTTCATCTTCGTCTACTGTATTTACGAGTTTATTAAGGCTGCTTACATCGTATTCAATCCACTCTGCTACATCTTTAGCAAGAAACAACGGATTCTCTGCATTACCGTAAACGGTAAGTTCTTTACCTAATAAGGTAGTTCTCTGTAAAACCTGTATCTCATTCATATTTTTTGAATTTAAGTTACCAATCTGATTCTTTACACACTCTGTCAACTCTTTATTGTTTGCGAAATACATCAGGGCTATCCCGATTTCTAGATACTGGCCGAAATACATGATTTCTCTTAGTTTCAATCCGTTTTCGGCTGCATACGTTTTTATTTGCGACATGTTCTTCGATTTCCATTCGCTTATGCTTATCCCGATATCAGAATTAAGCCCCTTGCAAGAAATATATATCCTGCCATTGTAGGTACAATAAGAAATTTGCTTATCTTTGTACCGTATGAATTGGGATTCATTTATGGTTTCTTTGTTCATACGCTGTAAAACCTGAATTAAACATATCCTCATTGATGGCCGGTCAATTCATCAATGAGGATTTTATTTTGACCGTAGTAGCAAGCTGGGATTCGAACCCATGCACACCTGAATGTCTTGCCTTGACCTGTCACACCTGACATATAAAAAGGCAAATCTTAAAAGAGGTCTAAAGTGGCTGTTTACCCCTTGAAAGAAATGCCTTGAATATCCTTGTAACGCTACAGCCACGAAGCGCATTTCGTTCTATGGCAAAATTACCAACCGCCAAATGTTTATCCTAAAAATTGCCATAATCTGAACAAACATTTGGCTGATTGTTTCAAAATAATCGTGTGAGGGATTTACATTGCAGTTTTCATCATGTTTGGATTAAAGCCTTGCATAAGATTACCTTCGCAGTCAAAAAAGGTGTCTTCTCGTAGCAGACTACCAATAAGTTCATTTGCAAGCCTAAATATCGGGTAAACTTCATCATTAGAGTCTATCATGCCATCTTTACAACATTTCTTTTCACTCAGAGAACGCAACAGCCAAAGTGTTTTCATGTAATACTGGTATTTTTCGGGATTGTTGAACATTCGTTTTAATAACATAATGTTTGATTCAGTTATTACTGTTTCTTGTTTGTTAGTAAATGTTATCTTGTGCAATTCAGGATTAAAGTCTATAATTCTCATAAGTCATATTTATTTTAATGTTAATACTAAGCTATTCTAATAAGATTTGCTATTTTAAAGCACCGCCATTCTTCTTTGACCGTATCGTAATAAGTCTGTACGCTCTCGTTCTTCTTTCTGTTGTCAGTACCAACAATATCAGGTATCTTATCACTTGCAAGTGTACCCCATGCTTCACGGATTTCACCATTTATCTTCTGAAAGTAGAACTTCACGATGCGTTTGCTCAACTCTTGTTTTAGTTTTGCGTTGAGCCACGCTTGCTTTAATGCTTCACTCATTGAAAAACCGTATTTCTTTACAAACATCCATGCCATACGCATGATTGAACTTAACTGAGTTTTGAATGTTGCTGCCATAGTCATATTGTTTTATTAGTTATACTATCTGTTTAATTACCACAGTGCAAATATACAGATAGTATAATTATATACAACAAAAACATAGTTAATAAATATTAATACTTAAACAAATCGTATTATTTTATTGATTTTCTTATACTAATACGATTTTTTGTTTATATTTGCACCATAAACAAATCGTTTAATTATGAATTTTAGAATAAAAGAAATTTGCAGAGAGAAAGGTATAATGCTTAAAGACCTTGCAGGCATGATAGGTATTACAGAAGTCGGACTGTCCAAATCTCTTAATGGAAATCCTAACATAAGCCGACTGGAAGAGATCGCCACCGCTTTAGGTGTGCCAGTAACAGAACTCTTCGATAAACCAAAAGAGGGGATTATACATTGCCCTCATTGTGGCAAGGAGATAAAATTGAATCCGAATGTTTAATCTTAAATCTAGAAATATGAGAAAAATACTCTTTATTTTATTGCCCGCGTTTTTACTTGCAGGCTGTAAATCCCGCGAGGAGAAGGTAGCAGAACTTATAAAACAAGAAATGTTCAAAACTCTTTATGACTTTGAGAGCTATGAACCTGTTGAAACTAAAATAGATAGTGCATTTACATCTATATATACAGATTCAGTAATCAAATCTTATGCTTATATAGCACGTTCATTTCTCGATGACGTGCAAGAAGGACTTGATAAAGTAAAAGATGCGCAAAGAACAGCAGAAATATGGAGAGATAGCTATTCATCTTATGGGAGAATCAAATATGAAGAAGCATACAATGAAATGAGAAAACATTTAGATGAGGTTAAATCAAAAATGAGTATTGTAAATAGTTATACAGATTCAATAAGAAATGCTTCTATTGGCTTTAAACCTGAATTTTGCGGATGGAGGGTTAAACATAGATTTAGATGTAAAACTAAAGGTGGTAATTTTGATTTAGGCGATTACGTTTATATTGTTGATAAAAAAGTAACTAAAATTATATATAAAGAAGACCCTGATGATGAATATATTAAAAAAGTAAATGGCTTAATTGAAGAAGCTGTTAGTTCAAAAATTGAACAGGAAGAAACTGATAGTGTTACAGGCGCTACATCAAATATTTAAACACAATTATTCCAGCCCCGTTCCTTATGGTTCGGGGCTATTTTCTAGACATAAATTATAGCTTTTATGATAAAAAAAACAGAAGCAATAAAATTACTTACAAAGCAATTGAATGAAATACAAGACTTAAAGAATGTGGATGAAGGAAATAAGAAATACCAAGAATGGAAAGAACAGACTTGTATTATTGTAAAATCTATTTTTGGAGAAAAATCTTCCAATTACCACAAAGCCTATAGTAGTCTTTTTCCAAATTTTTTTGTTGGTTCCATTGATTTTAACTCCAAAGTAGACTATCATTCAAGTTATTTACGTGGATTAGAAGCAAAAGAAATAATGTTACGTGGTTTTATTACAGAAGTTAAATTATGGAATGATGAAGACATAAATTATCAGGAGGATACAATATCGGTAATAAAAAATATTTGTAATCGCTTTTGTCAAGTTGTAAGGCAATTAAGAGAGCGTCATGGCGGTAAACCAACTATAGATGTAGAAGATGAGTATGATGTACAATACATTTTAAAACCTCTACTCGCTCTCTATTTTAATGATATTCGTTCAGAAGAATGGAGTCCTAGTTATGCAGGTAGTGCATCTCGTATAGATTTTCTTCTAAAACAAGAAAAGATTGCGATAGAAGTGAAGAAAACGAGAAAAGGCCTTTCTGCAAAAGAACTCGGAGAACAATTGATGATTGATATTGAAAAATATACATCACACCCCAATTGTGATACTTTAATTTGTTTTGTATATGATCCTGAGGGAAAAATATCAAATCCATTTGGAATAGAGAACGATTTAAATCGTAATTCTGGTAAGATAAAAGTAATTGTTATAATAACCCCTAAATGAGCACAATATAAGCCGGAAGCATAACGCTCCGGCTTTTCTACTTTTGTAATATTTTATCCAGCATTAGCAAAGACCTTTGGATAGTTCCTTTTCTGGTATTGAATTCTCAGATACCCAATAAGGCTTTCATAGTCGGTCAAGAAACCTTCATTGACCAAATCAGCAATCTTCTTTTCAAGCTGCCACAATTCACGTTGTTTTTGTTCCTCACCATGCTTATTACGTAGCATCTTTTCATGACTGTTGAAGATAACCCAGTTCAAGGCTTCACCGACCTTCTGCATGGCTTTAGGCATAAAGTCTTTGGGAACGATTTTCATGATGGCAGAAGAGAGTTCCCTATAAGCGTCCCCAGCATCATTCCGGTAACGAATCATTTGGTCAGAAACGAATTTGATTACATCATATTTGAATGACGCATTTAGCCACATAGCCAAATCAATGAACAATACAGGATGAACCCAGGTTCCACCGCATTTACCACGTGAACTTAAATAGGGAGAATTTTGCCCATTTAGATTTTCTTTTTCAACGATGGTAGCGATTAATTCCTTGGTTGATTCATTTTCAAAGTATTTCTTCAATTCTTTGTTTGAGGAGTTTCGTTCGTTCCATAACTTTACAAGCCTGGTAGCATTGAAATAGCCGTCAACGGTGCGTTGAATAACTTCTAAATTCCCCATTTGCCTTACCATTTCTTGATTTGTTTTCATGTCTCAGTGAATCTTAGATTAAAAAATTACCCCACCAAAGGCAAGCTCCTCACTTCTTACCGATGGCAGGGTTTATACTTTTCAGCCGTGAGGATAGCTGTTATTATCTCTTTGAGACAAAGTTACCAACATGGTGATTTTTAGCCTAAGATTGCTTAAACCAAGAACAAACAATTGGTAAAATGTTTCATAAAAATACCCCGAGCCTTTCGGAACGGGGTTACTTGATTAGTCCTTTGTTTTTCAACCTTTCTATAATTTGGTTGTAAAGATACTCTATATCCTGTCGGAAATCCTTATACTGCTGATAGATAAAAGAAACATCGGCGATATTGTTCGATATTACACACGGGGAAACATCCGGGAACACACCGGAAATCTCTGCCCGGATGCCGTTCGGCAGCCGTCCGCCGGCAAGCACACTAGGGGCGAAGAGGAACAACACAATGAAGAGGAACTTCTTTCGCTGGGTAACACTTTCCGGATTGGGCGGACAGTCCATCCCGGCCAACAGGTCCTTGAACCAGTCATAAATCTCCGGAATAAGAGAAAAATCGGTCAGGATGGGGGAGGATAGTTCCTGTTCACGTTCCGATAATCTTGATTTCTGTTCACGTATTGATTTCAACTCCACGATTGATGAAAATTCTTTTGTCATAGCACGATTTATTTAGTTGGAAATTCTTATATTTGCATCATAATCGTGTGGGGGAGTTGGCTTCTAATCGTGTGGGCTGGCTCCCTTTTTTATTTTATGCCAAGTAATATGCATTCAGGATGGCGAAAGCGTAGATGATAACCGTTACCAGACTGTCCAGGAACACCGCCCATGCTCCTAGCTTTTGGATCTGGCTGAAGCTCATGACCAGGACAACAAGGAAACACACCCACTGGCTTGAAAACAATCCCATCCCCAGCAATAAAAGTCCGATGGTATCCATGAAGAATGCAACATGAAGCCATGGATGCGCTATCAGATACCATCTTTTTGCTGTCTTATCTAGGTCCTGAAAGACTTTTGCATGTTGATATAGGGATTTACATCTGAACAGCTTCACAAGCTCGTACAGGGCTTGTATGATGATTAAGGCGTAGAATGCGTGTTTCATGGTCAGTAGTTTTTATCTCCGTGCTTGTACGGACGAAGTTCATTGTATTTCATTTTCTGCTTGATGTGCCAGAAGATGTCGATATTTCTATCCCGGCAGAAAGCGAATATCTCATTCAGGAGGATAAATGGTTCATCCCTGTAGAAGTTGTCGGTGACATAGGAGCAGATTCTAAACATGGACTCCGTGAAGGTCATATCAGAATAATCTTCCGTATCGCTTCCTTCGTAGTCGAAGCTATCCAAATCACACCCTTTCAGTCCGGCCAAATCAAGCAGACGAATACAGACATCAGCAAGTTCATCCTCCACGCTGTCTTTGATCCCATGTTTGAAAGCGTACATAAATTCCCCATCATCACGTTTCCTCTGTTTCATGTAATATTCAAAATTGACCCGGTTAGCATGTTTCCCTTTCCGGTCTGCCTCCACCGCTTCCATAAGTTCGGATATGACCAGACAAAGGAAATGTTCATCACTCAGGTTTTCTTCATGCCATCCGTGGGCAACTGCACACTGGTAGGCTTTATCTCTTAATTTGTTTAAGTTCATAATAATTGGGGGTTAATTAGTTAGAAATAAAATACCCGATAACCACTACTAAAGCAGTTATCGGGTATTCATAATGAATTATCAGTAAAATTATTCTTCTTTTTCAATCAAAGCATTGCGATGATAACCATTTCTAACATAAGAGTCTACAAAAATAAGTTCTTTATACCATTCGCCTCTCTCGTTCTTTTTATTTTGAAATCTAAAGAAACCTCTTACAAAGATGTTATTGTCATTTACTATTTTTCTAAACCAGCGAGAATCCATAACAATTACTTTCTGGCCACTCTCATTTCTGATTTTATCTTTAGTTTGGTAATCGTATATTTTGTCATCCAATCTAGTGATAGTACCAGGAGGAACAATAATTGTATCTACTTTTACGTACTTTTTAACTGCAAGATAGACAATCAATTTATTTATTATTTTCCCATACATTAATGATTTTTCCTCTTCGGGCATGTTAAAAAGCTGTTTGTCATTCAATAATGTCGGCCATGTATATATATTCCGAATATTATCTTTTGTTGATTCTGCATAGAAATACATATATAGTTTGCTATACCCTTCCTCTTCATGGAAAAGCCACACATATAATCTATTTTCTCCAAACCCATAAACAATAGTTCCACAATCTCTTGACAAAAGAATACCACATACGTTGTCATTATAGAACTCTTGAAAAAGTTGATGATCTATATCAAAGAAGTTTTTTGCACTTTTCTGCATAACTTTTTCAAACGAGGGCATTATGAGTTCTGGTAATCCCCAATCTGGCTTAGCATCACGAATCTCTGCTAAATGTCTTAGTCCATTAGATAAATATCCAAAATGTTCCTTATTATCTACCATTGGTACACCTAATCTATTTTCGGGTTCGTTATCGTCTGGGGTCAGCAGCCAAGAAATGATGGCTTGTTTACGAATTACCATAGTTTTTAAGAATGTAAAGTTTATAAATGATTTACTGGAATAAATTTCAGATATTTTTTTAGTTTGTCAAAATTTTGAATCATTTATTTTACGTACTTCTTCAAAGAAAACTTTCCATTATTCCTCAGTTGATGAGTCTATAATGTAATCATTTACCTGATAACCGCCACAAAGCAGTTACCGGGTATTCACAAAGCACTGACAAGGGTTGTCAGTAAGTAAAAATGTTATTAATATGATATTTTAAGCTCTGTATCTACAAGAAAATCACTAATTCGATATTGATCACCCCAAAAGACTCCATTAAAATAAAACTTTATAGGATGAAACAAATCCTTAGGTACATAGCCATGTCCAAATGATTGAACACACATATAGTAATTAGGAAGACTATATAATCCTCTAAACCGACCACGCCCTGGATTTATAATCCTAATCTTTGATAAATAAGAATTTATGAAGTGTTTATTATTCCCATTAACGCTATTGCGCGTTATTAAATAATAATTTTCTACGTAAAATGTACGTATTTTTTTGATTGGTATAGGCTTCGACAAATCTAATCTTGTATTTGACGTTATTGTTTTCAATGTACACCCACATTGAATAACATCATTTACATTTATAAAATAGTCTCCATCAACTAACAAATAACCACTTTTAGAATATACGCCTTTAAGCATCTCAGACACTTCTTCTTCTGAATAGTCTTTGATATTCTCAGATTTACCATATTCCTTATACATTAACCCCCAATTCTCAGGGTGTTTATACACACTTTTAATAATGCTTTGTCCAGCCAGTTTAATATATCCTCCCATATATTTTAATTTTAAATTCCTCCAAAGATAAAAATTTCTTGAATTCAATGATATGTATAGCTTTATTTTTGTAATGATTATAAATTACCCTCCTCATTATGATATCTCCATGTATACATCTATTGCGAAAAATACACATAGAAGAATTCCGATTAATAACACTGCTAATGTTGTTTTATTTTACCAGATTAAAACACCAAAAACTAAGTTTCCCTTTCACATTCATAATCGGCTTGTCAAACAGTACCGCATCCTCCAGTACCCAGTTCCAGCAACCTTTCTCAGCCCAGACTGAAGGATGGTTTTGTACGCAATCGGATATAACCACGCTGCCGATGATGGCACCAAAAGGTAAATCATCATAGAATGTACTTTTAAGATTGGAGGGGTGCATTTGTAGTTTTAACCCTTGCTCTTTATTTAATACCCAACCATCTCCTTTACCTTTGCTTGCATGAATAAGCACCCTTTGGCCGATGTACTTCTGAGGACACTTCCAAGTCCGGTTTTCAATGTCTTTGATACCGTGAGCGATTAGGCTTGCCCACGGCTGTTTGATGGATATTGCTTTCATAATCAATCCTCCAATAACTCTAAAATGCGACAAATAGCACCTTCAAGAACAGATATCCTGTCCTCCATGTCATTTCTGTAATCTTCATATTCTTGGTCCTCATAGAGCGTCTCACACCCTTCATGTTTTGATGTTGAATACTCCAATGATGTATGACATATATCTGCAACATCACCAAGAAATTCATTTACAGGCTTATCACCTAACATGGTTTCAACAGTTGTTTCAATTTTCACTTTTACTTGTTTCATAGCTTCTCCTTTCCACCTATCCAAGCAGCCACCACATGACTGCCAGAAACAGGTAATACAATTTCGTTTTACTCATTTCCATTCATTTTCCTATCCATCCATTCAACAGCATCCTGTATGGATGAAACTTTCTTAAACTCACGTGTAACACAGAACGTCATATATTCACAGATAATTTCTCCCTCATCATTAAAGTAGATGTTGTATGCCCCAGTGCTATTTGCCCCAGTACACGGTATCTCAAGTTCCAAAGCCTTCAATGCTTTTTCAGCATCACAAGTGAAGTAAGCATATATATCATGCGAAACCTCCTTGCATCCGGTCAATTTGACAATGTTAGCCATTTTCTTTCCTCCTTTTTTCTACAAATTGTTCAAGTCTCTTTTCACACTCAGCACATTCAAGTTTCTTTCGCTCCAGTTTCTCCCGGAACTTAACCAGCTCCTCGTCCGTATTCTCGTCAAAGAACATGTTGTTCTGACGGTTGTGCTCGATGTACTCATTCATCTTGCGTTCTGCTTTCGTTATCTGGGCTTTTGCGGATATAAGTTTACTAAGACAGCCGTTAACCTCCATAGATTCTCCAGAACGCTTATCATAGTGATACAGACTTATACCAATAATCTGTTTTGGATATTGACACTGAAATTTCGCCATCCTCCATCTAATCACCCATTGGTAGCGGAAATACATTTCACGGGGAAGGTCGTAGTGATAAAGACTTACTTGTTTATCTGCATATCCGTAATAAAGAGTGACTTCAACCCATCGCTCAACCTTCAGCTCCTTTTCAGCTTTGGCCAAATCCTTTGCGAACTGATAAAAATCGCTCACACTTTCCTGCTTTCCCATATCATTCAAATTTCAATTCAAGTTGTGAGTAAGGTTCTTTATACCCAGGATTTGAAAATAAGAAAGCCTTTCTCAATGCCTCGAAGATTCTTTCACTCATGGCCTTAGAAACATTGTTCTTGTCAGCTTCTCTGTTAATCAGCAAGCATCTTTGAAGGCTACCATTTATCGGCTTCTCGTCGAGGAACAGGCTGTACTCAGTAAATATCCGGTTTTGCTGTTTACCTTCCTTTTCTTCTTCATTAGTCTGGCACCGCTCAAATACAGTGTCTTGAATTGTTCTCAGGCATCTTTGTCCTCTGTCACTTCTGCAACCCATTCTATCATTCTCGAACACAACGGACAAAGCACGCTTTTTACGGACATTTCCTATTCTGGCCCACCCATAATACACTTTCAGTTCACCCATATCACGCAACCTTTCTTTTTCTTATAATCTCCTTACAGATAGCTTCACAAAGCACACGGGCCATATTCACCTCCACGGCGTTGCCGATGAACTTCTTCTGGTCTGACTGTGGCCCAATCAGTACATAGTCTTCCGGGAATCCCATTATCTTTTTCAGTTCTGCTATCCGTAGCATACGCATCTTGATGTCGATGATACCATACAAAGCCATAAACTCCTTAATCTTGATTGTCATCGGACTGTCATCAGATGTAACTTGTATGCCGATACCTCCTTCAACCTCTACCAGATAGGGAGGCATCTTGTCCATCCGTGCTATCAGTGTAAAACAAGGATTGTTCACAGAACCTCCGGCACTGGCAAACTGCGGATTCATAAGGTAATGCCATTTACGGTTGGCCGTGATTGTTTGTGACGGCTGTTCTATGCTGCTTCCTACATTTGAGAAAGCTGTGTTCATTATCCACGGTTTGCAGCTTACCATATTGAACTTCGGCACCGTGGTTACTGTACCAACTGGCAGCTCAATAGATGTCGGTTTTCCGGTACCGTATTGGTTGTCTATGAAAACAGAATTTACCAATGCCAACCTGTCTTTAGTCGTAACTGTCGGAGCTGGAAGTTCTACAGAATGGTTATGACCATTCCCGTAATAGGCTGAGACGAAAGCGTGGTGGTCTTTACAGGTGATAGTTCCGGAAGGTCCTTCCACAGATATGTTCTTGCTATCTGGATGGCCGCTGAATTGCTTGGAAAGAAAGTTTACCTTAGCTAAAGCCAACCGTCCTTGTGTTGCCACAACCGGGCATGGCTCGTCAACGCTTGGTGCCTGGTATTTCCCCGTCCGACTCATAGAGTTATACTTTACAATAAAAGCCTCCTTACCTCCAGCTACAAACTTAATCAGTCCGGCATAGATGCGTTCAAGGGTTTTCTCGGCCAGCGGCTTCTTCCGGCAAAAGATACTTTCTCCTTCATCTGAAAAGTTCAGCACTTCCTTGACCGGCTTCCACTTTTCCAATCGTCCAAACATATCGTTTTTCCCATACTTACAGTGAGTAGGTTCTGGAAATACAATCGGAAGTCCACGCTTGGCGAAGATACCGAAGAACCGCTTGCGAGTGGTGTATGCCCCATAATCGGCAGCGTTAAGAATGCGCCAGTCAAAATCGTAACCATATTTCCTGACGTTGCGTTTCCACTTCTCATAGCATCGCCCTTTATCCTTGCTGATGGGGTGCCCTTTTTCATCCATATCGCCCCATGACATGAACTCCTCAACATTCTCTATCTGTATGTAGTCTGGAACAATAGCCTCGATATATCGGAAAAGATGCTCAGCCAGCGTCCTACTATCGGCGTCCCGTGGCTGGCCGCCCTTGGCTTTACTGAAGTTCGTACATTCAAGGCTGGCCCATAATACAACCAGTGCATCCGGATAAATCTTCTTCATTCGTTCTACATGGGCCACCAAAGGAGATAGTTCCAAAGTTCTGATGTCCTCCGTGAAGTGGAGCGCATCCGGGTGATTTGCCGCATGGCTGGCGATGGCGTTTGCATCGTGGTTTACACAAGCGACAACTTTCGCACATTGTTCATCTTCGTAGCGTGCGTTTTCTACTCCGGTACTGGTTCCCCCAGCACCGCAGAAAAGGTCAATATAGAGTAATTTTATCATATCAGTTCCATCTTTGAGGTCGATTGTTGATTCTCTCCAAGTAAGCGGCTATCTTCTTCTCCGCATCCTCACCGTTGCGGACGAAAATTCGCGTCCGTGTCTTGTCGCCTGGGATAGCCACATACTTTCCATGTTTCTCCAGTTCCCGATGCTGGGCGATTTTCAGTTCAGTTCCAGAAGGGTTCTTCTCCAAATCCACTTTATGTGGAAGTATTGGGTCATTTTCCGTTATCATTTTGCAAGATATTTGTTGATTATGTTACTCACTACAAGTCCGGCTTCATCACACATCCCGGCAAAGTTGTCAGACAATGAAGCGTTTTTCTCTTCATCGGGTATTCGTACTATGCTTCTCAGTTCTTTCAGTACGCGTTTCACCTGAAAAACTACCTGAGCATCTATTCCGTTTGATTCAAGTTCAGACTGGAACTCCAGTGCCGCACCCTCAAGTAAGTCTGAATAGATGAACAGCTTGTGCATCTTGCGAAGCATTTCTACCTTGAACTCCGGGGTATAGTCCTGAAGAAGTTCTCCCAAGGAATGCGGTTCCACCTCTCTTTCAAGGGAGTCAATCTTGTTCTTGATTTTCTGTGCTTTGGCAAAGTTCATGGATGAAATCAAGGCGATATACTTCTTTCTCAGTTCATTGAGCTTTCTTTCTGATTCTTGTCTTGTCATTTCTCTACTTTTCTGATGATTAAATACTTTGGCTCACCCTTGCGGAGATTGCTTAATGTCTCTTCGTCAACCTCTGCTTCTGTGAGTCCGTTCACGTTCATGTATTGTGGAAGACGGTATTTCTCACGTAACCTCCTGATCAGGTTCCAGTCACGAGTTACCCAGTTAATTGTGATTTTCATATCATTTTCTCAGGCTTTCACCGCTGAAGAGGACGGTTTTCGTTATCGCCCTCAGCCGGTCAATGGTTCTTTCCCCATATTTCTCTCTCAGCTCGTCTATCGTTAGGTTGGTGGTCAGGATAAGAAGCTTTCCTTTCTTCTCTGCTTCGTCTGCCAGTTCAGCGAATGCAAGCCTTTTTTCGCCGTATTTGACGCTAAGATTCTCTGTCCCTATATCGTCAACGTAGATGATGTGTTTTTGCTTCACGGCGTCCAAATCAGCGTTCATCTGCTGTGCATCGTAGCAGCTTACCACCTTGCGGCAGTAATGGTTAAGAACCAAAGGAAGAATCTTTCCGCAGATAAGGGTCTTTCCGCGTCCGCAGTTGCCGAAACACAGAAGTCCGCGACCTTCATTGCCGGCCAGCCAGCCTGCCACTTCTTCGTACTCAGGAAGCCATCTGGCATTTTCTCCAGTGAAGTACCTGATACCGGCCCAGAGAACTCTTTTGGCATCCGGAACGGTTACCTGTACGACGTTAGGAATAGGGGAGAAGCCCGTATCTTTAAGCCGTTCTATTGTCTGTTGAAAATTTATCTGTTCCATGTTTACCAGCCTTTCTTGTATTTTTCCGGTGAATTATCCTTCAGAACTATGCCCACATCTGTTTTCGAAGGCACTTTCTCACGACTGGCCCAGGTCGCCAGCCGTCTTGGAAGCTCCCAGGTCTTTTCCAGTTCATAGCGCATCTTGGTTTCTGACTTGTTAAGTTCGCTCCAGTAATCGAAGAAAGCCCGAATCATTTCTTTCGGGTACTGGCCGACATAAGGGACTAACGACTGGTAGAAGGATTCTTTCCGGGAGAGAGTAGCGGCTTTAGCCGCGTCTTTCTTTGCTACTACGTTAGTAGTAGTTTCTTTAATAATATTCTTCTCCTTTATTTGCTTTGTGTCACCCGTGTGTCGCTTTTCTGGCTCTTTTGCAGGGTGTGTCACCTGCTGTGTCGCCACTTGTGTCATTAGCTGTGTCACTTGCATCCGTAAATTATTGATTTCCTGAATGATATTTGTGCCACTCATTGTGTCATTGCTTGTGTCACATGCTGTGTCAGACTCTGAGCCATTATACTCATTGTACTTTACCAAGGTTATTACATTCATTCCTTGTTCCTTGGAAAGAGTTATCATGTTCTCTCTTCTCAGAAAGGCAAGAAACGTCCGTACTTTCCTCTCAGACCATTTCCAACGCTTTGATAAGAATCTTATGGATGCAGGATATTGTCCTCTTGTATAAGAGACTTCTCGACCTCCGATACTCTCCATACGGGGCGTTGCCTCAAATCGTGCTGACTGAATCAAGTCAAGCCACGCTTCGCAACTGCTAAAAGTCCGGGCTTCATTCCACATATCATTCGAGAAGAACTTGCGGCTTAGTTTGATATATCCTTCCATAATCTTAGAATCTTACGTTAGTCAACTGTCTGCTATTGGAGTACACGGCCCATTTACCGTTTCCGCTATCCACCAGGCGTAAATCCTTGACTTCGCCAAATCGTTTCAGATTCCCGCAAAGGTCAACGATCCAGCCAGCCTCCTTGTTAGGATGCGGACGGATGGCACGACCGACTATCTGATACCAAAGAGCCAGTGACATTGTCGGACGGGCCATGACAATCGTATCCAGTTCAGGATAGTCAAATCCGGTAGTAAGTACACCTACGTTGGCCACAACGGGTATCTCTCCGGCCTTGAACGCTTCAAGGATATGTTCGCGTTCTTTTTTCGGTGTTTCTCCTGAAACGATGGCTGTTCCGGGAATGGACCAGGTGAGACGTTCTGCTTCTTTCAAGAAACGGGTGAAAACCAATATACCTTTTCGTTTTACACCGCTCTTGGGATTCATGAGCCTTTGGACGATGCTTACCAGAAACCCGTAGAAGTCGATACGCTCATACTCTTTTACTACAGACTTGTCCGTGTAGTCGGCTCCGGTAGTGTTCACCTTCAGGTTAAGTTCGTTCCATCCCAAAGGATTCATCGGATAATAGTTCAGCTTCGAAAGATACCCCATATCCAATAGAGTAGAGATTTGAACCTGATAGATTACCTCAGAGAACACGCACGGGCGTGTGCGTGTGATGAACTTCAACATGCTGCCGAAATCCCTGCTTGATGAAAGACGGTAGGGCGTAGCCGTCAATCCAAGGACTTTACATTTCAGCATCGAAAGAAATCTCTTGTACATTCCGTCTTTCGGATTAACCAGATGGCACTCGTCGATAATGATATTCTGAAAATGCTGGAAAAGTTCCGGATGGTTGACTACGCTTCCGATAGTGGCGAAAGTTATTCTTGAAATCTCCTTTCGTCCGAATGAGGCAGAGTAGATGGAACAATCCAGAACACCATACGAACAGAGCTTCAGATAGTTCTGTTCGAGTATCTCCTTACTTGGCTGGAATACCAGCGTGTGCCCTTCAAGACGGCTGGCGATGTCGGCAATCACAAGACTCTTACCGGCTCCGGTAGGCAGTACCATGATGGCATTGTTCTTCTTGGCTCTGTTAGCAAAGAAGCTGACCGCTGCATTACTGGCCTTCTGCTGATAATCCCGTAAAACATAACTCATAATCCTTTCTCCTTACTCAGTTTGTCTCCCAAAGCCTTGTAATACTTGGTGAGTTCTATTAATTCAAAATCAGTCCATTTCTTCGCCTGGCTTGCTCTCCATGCCAGCTTGTCGAATCGTAGCTGGCCGATTTTAGCTTTCAGGTTCTTTTCATATTGTATCAGATGGTCTGCACTGAACCGGTTGCACGCCCGGCATTCTGCGTGGGCGTTATCCTCGTCAAAGCGTGTGGCCATGTGGCGGCGCGAATGGAAGTGTCCGCAATCTGCCTGTGCGTAGGGCTTTATCTGGCCGCATGAGATACAGCGGAAATACCCGTTCGGCATACAATCGCGAAGCCGGATATAGCGGCTGAAAACTTTGTCGAGTTTGGCCACTAAATCCGGCTTCTTTTTAATCTTGATACCTGCCTTATCGAATAACGGCAAAGGCTTTTCTTTCTTCTTTTTAGGTTTCTTGATGTAATACATATTTATAAAGCCTTATAATCATTCATACTACCCCAATAACCATATATTTCTTCATCACTCTCACCATTAAGCCGAGCTCTTTCTATTTCTTTATTCATGCTATGTGAAAGACCAGTCAAATCTCCTGAAAGACTTTCGAATGACGAACATTCTTTCGTACTATTTCTGCGTATTTTGTGTGTAATGTATTTTTCAATACTGTTGAATATTGGATTATCCTTTTCAGACATTCTTAAAGATATATATCCATAATTGAATGTAAATGGAGTATTTAACTTTTCATATGACTCTCTGTCTTTTATATGCTTATACATCATTTCAACCGGAAAAGTCATTGGCAAGCGTTCCTTCTTAATCATTATGGCTATCGCATCATATAAAGCCTGTTCTTGATCTGTCAGCTTAAACCAGTTGATATTCTCAAAGCACCACATGATATAACCAATATGAGTAAGTATGATATACTTTATCTCTTGTCCTTTGTATTTCCCGAATGTTAATTTCCGTTCTTCTTTCATAATAATTCCATTATTGGTTGTGGACGCAACGGGAATCGAACCCGCCCAACCATCACGGTTTTACTTGCTCATATATTAGCTAATTCAATGGGACAAGTGTATGGAGATATTGCGCAATTACTCCATACTAAAGCACGTCCTGTGCTTGCGCCCGTATGCCCGTCTTTCCGGGCGTTTATTCATGCTATTTCGTTATTTTTAAAAACTCAGGGGCAATTCCATAAAGTGGTGTACGGCCATCCCATTTATCTATGAATTGCTTATAGAGTATTTCTTTAGTCAACCCACGTGATTGAATGATAGCCTGTTCTGTTTTTAATTGCTCCAATTCGTTGCGTTTCTTCTGCTCTGCAATCTGCTGGTCTAATACAGATATATTGGTATTCACCTCATTACGACTATCAATCTTCTCACGCACAGCCTTTGAAAATTCAAGCTGTGCAGAAAAAGTCAGCAATTGAAGCCCTCTTTTCTCAAATTCTTTATCCACAATCTGCTCCAACCGCTTTTCAAAAAGAAGAGAACCACCGTCAGCCATTAAACTGTCTGTCTTGTGCTTACGGCTTTCTTCTTTGATTAAATCATAAATACGAGGTTCAAGTATATTATCTTCAAGGCTTTGCATAAACCCGTCTTTTCCTGATTCTGTATCAGCTTTATCTATATGTTTGTTATCGAATACAACATCTATAGCTCTATTCTTGATAACTTTATAAGAATAAGTAGGACGTGCGTTAAATTCAGTGTTATCAGCAGCCTTCAATGTGACAGGTTCAGCAAATTCCCCTCTTTGGTCAAACAATGGAACTTGAAACAATTCAGTGCCCCATTCCCAAGTGGAAACTTTACCGGACACTACCTTAAAATCCTCTTTTCCTTGCTTCCCATAGTTCTCCATTAGAACACCGGCATAATTAGGGGCTACTCTTTCGCATGAAGCAAATACCACTAAGGTCATACAGACCAACATTAGATTAATCAATCTTTTCATTCTTCAAATTTTTAATTAGTTTATAAACGAAATAAATCACTGTGGCTGATATTATTACCACGCCCAGCCAAGCGTTGAGGTGATTGAATATTCTGTTTCCGATAGATACTCCGACTACCAGAAACAGAATTAAATAAATTTGCTTTCTCATTGTTACACCTCAATGATTACGATGTCAGGTGCAACACCTTTGATTGCTTCAACCTGTTCGTCAATCACCTTATTCTTGTATTCTTCAATGGCCTCATTCGCACCGGCAGAAACCAAAGAAAGGGAAACTTCCCGCCCATCCACATCGGCGTAGATTTCAACTTCGATTTCTTCACAGGCAAAACCTTTGAAAAGAGGGATATTCAGTTTGAACGATTTTGGCAGATTGGAATCAACCACTTGAGAATAGTTATCCGTCTTGTTCCCGTTTTCCTCTTTGCTACGTTCTATATCCTGATTCACTTTCGCCTTGAAGTTCTTCAAAGTGGAAACCAGCATCATGTTCTCAGACTTATCCTTGAAGAAGGCACGGTGCATCTTGAAGAACTGGGACAATTTGATAGGTTCCCATTTCCTTTCCGCATTGATACCGAACTCCTGCATTTCCTTTGAAGCCTGTAAAACTCCACTAATTACTGTCTGGTAATAATTGGTTTCATCAATAGTCAAAGCCAGACACATCTTATCACGGTTCACAATGATATTGGCCGATTTCTGATTAATCAGTTCGACACGCTTCTCCAGCCATTTGAAAGGTGCATCTATCGTTCCATTGATAACTACTCTTTCAGGCTCTTTCGGGTCAAGTGCTACGGGTGCTTCACCTTCACGTAATACAACTTCGATTGGCGTACCGTTATAATCTTTCGGTACTACCAGGTTGATTTTGTTCTCACTCATCTGTTCCTGTTTTACTGTTAATACTGAAAATTGTCTTCTGCATTTCTTGTGGCATGATCGGGCGGCTGTAAACCAGCTCACCTAACTTGTTGTAGAATCCAGCCATTTTCTTCTTGTGGTAGAGGAATTTGGCACATTCCTCGTTGGCTACGAACTCTGAACCTCTTTTGATATGGTCCAGAAGTTCCTGCTTTTCTTCATTCAAAGGCTTCAATCGTTCTTTGAAGCTTTCCATAGCCTCTTTCTTCTCCAACTCAACATCGTTGATGGTGATTGATACCTCGGCCAAAGTCTCTTTCTTCTGAGCCAGTTCTTCGGGGGTGAATCGGTGAGTATATCCGATTTTCTCTACCGCATCGGCGTTGTCCTGAAGGAACTGCCATCGTTCCTGTTCAGGGATGTCTTGTCCTAAAAATTTGTCCATAATTATCTATAACTTTTTACACCGAACCTATTATAAATCTTTTTAGCGGTACCCATACCATTATAAACAGGGATGAAACTTCTTTGTAAGGCCTTCTCTCTTTGATGAATGCCGCTTGAATTAGGATTAATTGACTTCTCTGGATTAAAGAATCTTGCTACATCTTGGGGAAATTTTCTTTTTTTCATAATCTCAAAATTTTAGATAAACTCTTTATTACGTTCGATTTCTTGTTGTGCAAAAATTAGCATCTGTTGTTCGTTTGCCGAAGGCAGATAGATGCCGGCAACAGATGCGCTCCAGTTACGAAAACGGTCAATGCTCAAAGTCATTTCACCTGTTGTCAGTTCTGCAGAACTTCGCAGATAGGTTACTTCCTTGCCTTTCTTGTTGACCGTCTTTCTCTCAAACAAATCACGGTTGCAAGTCCTTTTATAGAAGTCTATCTTTGCTTCGTCAAGGCTGCAACCGTACTCACTGCCGAAATACCCTAAAAGCAGATGCAAATAGCTGTTCTGGGATAGCGTGCGGTTAGGGAGCTTCTTTCTCACTTCCACAACTGCACGCTCCTGGAACAGCTTGTTTACATAAGCCTTGAACTTGGGTATATCGTATTCATTCTTCAGATTGAATATGCTCATAGGCTAGAACGGTAAGTCATCTTTGGGATTTCCATTCGCATCTACATCAGGTGGAAACGCCTGTGCCATGGTTGGCGTTTGTGTCGGTGACGGTTGCTGTGCTGGCACGGATGCTGGCTGGTGCATTGGCTGACGGCCTTCCAGTTTATAGCAGCGGATGGACACCATACGTTTTAGTTGTCCGTCCTGATTTGTCCATTCCCGACCTTGGAGGGAAAAGGAAACCGTTATTACATCACCGGTTCTGAACTGGTCAAGTTCGGCACATTTGTCACCACTTACTTCAAGAGGTAGAATGTTCTCGTACTGGCTTCGTTCACCTGTATAGGGGTCATAGGTTGTGGCATCAAGAATAAATTCACGTTTCACAAACGGGTTGCCACCGCTTTTGGATGGGATTTCTTGGGGCTGGCCAATATAGACCAGCCGTCCAGTTATTTGATTTGCCATATTAGTTTGAATAAAAATCTTTTATCTGTTGGAAAATCTGTCCACGTCGTTTTATTTCTGCAATTGCCTGTTCGTCACGAGTGATACGGATTTTACAATACTCATTGGGAAGGATATTACGATGCCAGTTGGCTTCGTCGTCGTAGGTTGTTACAGACAGAAAAACAAGGTTACAGCTTTTAAGATGAGTGCAAAAGAGTTGTTCCTGAACCTGATAATAATAAGCTTTATGCTTCTTCTTGACGTATTCGATTAAAGCTTTGTTGTCATGCTTGATAGGCTCAATAAAATCAAGGTAATCTGAAAGATAAAGAGTCTTTAATTCATCAAAATCAGTTAACTTTCCTTTATCGATACAAGCAAAGTCCAGGCTGCACTTGAACACGTTCATTTCATCTGACCTGACAACATACTGAGTAAAGTAGTTGTCAGGCAAAGTGAGAAGATACCTGTTCTCAAGAATGGCTCCCGTACGTAAAGCATCTATAGGGCTGGCAAAAGCATTGTAATAAGGCTTTATCCCGCTGACGAAACGCTGCATGAGGGCGATATGTGATTTCGTATTCTTACCACTCATCAAGGCATGAACGTCACCGCTTCCTATGTACATGGTTTCTGTCATATCTTTCCTTTCTTCTTGAGGTTGTTATATGCCATTTTAAGCTGTTCGCTTGTCATGTCATCAGCACTTCCTACATTGAAATAAGACAGTATGTTCTGCGCAAACTGATTGTCGGTCATCATGTAATCAACGACAATATTTTTCACTTCATCTACTGTAGCAGGGGTTTGCACTTTGGATTTGTTTTCATCAGGGTCTTCACCTGTAGCAATCTTATAGGCATTAAGTAAAGCGTATTTTCTGGCATAAGTAGAAGCCTTTCCAAATCCCTTGTCGCCTGGGTCAAGTCCACGCCCAAAACTTTCCACGTCTATGTATTCTGATGTGTTGTCCAGATTGATAATGCGTAGGGTCATTTTTATGATGTCCATATAGTTGATGGATTCCCCTCCACCTTCTTTGACAACTCTAATTATTTCCGATTTAACAAGTTCCTGCTTAATGGGAATACTGACAAGGCCATGCTTGGACTCGGCTTCTTTCACTTCCAAGGTGACATCAATGTCCTGTACTGCCTTGTAGGCATAATTACCTTTGCCTACGGTCAGGTTCTTTTCGATATTTTTTATCTCATTTGAGACAAGCTGTATCTTCTGATATAGATTTGGCTTTTCTTCCATAATAATTGGTTTTAATACATCAATTTTGCATGTTTTATCACGTCCCAGGCATTACAAGCCCATCTGCTGTGTGGCACGCCTTCTTTGGTCTTGTATCTTATCCTTCCGGATTCGCACAATTCTTTCAGCCTTTTGAGACCGCCTACTATCGAAGCTGCTTCGTATTTCCCGAAGGACTTGTTGTTTAAGACGATTTTCAATACATCCTCGTTTATCATAAGCATTTTATTTTAAGCAGATAATTGCCGAGAAACCCGGATACTCTGTTGCTGATACCCGGTATTTCACGTCCATTTTGTTTTTAAGTGTCCCGATCAAGCGGAGGTCACGATTGCGGCGTGATGCTTCCAGTTTGATTCCGGTATGCCGTTTCTTGTCATAGGGAACCTTGTAGATGTCCCCTTTCTTCATTTCGTCAAAAAGACGTACTGTCTGGTAGTTTTCGTCTACTGTAATTTCTCTAACCATAGTTTAAGTATTTGATTGTTTGCTGGCAGAACGGGACTCGAACCCGTGACTTCCATGCTAACCCTTACATGGTATTCTACCGCCTGAACTATCTGCCAATGAAAATGCCGGACTTTCATAGCCCGGCATCTACCTATTTTCTATAACCCATAAAAACTAATCGACTAGTACAACCAGCGATTTGACCATGTTCTTGAAACTCTCAAACTTCGATTCAATCTTTTTCTCTTCTTCCATGTAATACAGCATTGATTTTCTGTATTCTTCGGATTCGCGTTGCAGATTCTGTGTGTATGCCACGAGTTCATCATGCGTCATACCCTGTAATTCCTCATTTGTTTTCATGTCTATTCTTTTTAATGTTCTTGATTTCGGTTTCTATCTCCTTATCGAACAGCTCCCGTCTGTCCAGTTCCCTTGAGCGTGCCGTCAGAATGGCACTGATGTCCGCAAATTCATCACAGATGCTTTTTATTGTTTCTTGCAGCTCGTTCATTGTCCAGTCTGTTTGCGATTGAAAAACCAGTGATTATAAACCCGACAAATCCTATCCAGTACATAGCAGACAGGTCTTGATTGAAGTGCATTACCAGAACGGACAATGCACAGAGAAAAAGTAGTATTTTCATAACCGTGTGTATTAAATATCGTTCCCGTGGGCGTTCCGGTGGTTGCCTTACTGCTTATCAAAGGTCTGGTAAGCCACGGGTATATATAGTTCTTGCTGGTGTCTAATCAGTGAAGATTGTCTTTGTAGCCGGCCTACGGCCACCTGCAATCGTATAAGTGTCTTTTTGTTATCTGTGTGATTCGTATGCTGCGTTTGCTTAGTGCAGCCCTTTACTCATACTCTTTTCACACAGCCGTTATCGCTACTCAGTCGTCCGTTTCACGTCAGGCTTAACGGTAAGCCTAAATTTCCATCATGTCAAAGAACCAATCAAGTAGAACCCTGCCCGATTCTCGCTATCGGTTGCCGTTCAGTCCGTCAGCAGGGTAGGTGAGTTACCAGTGTGTCACTGCCATGCCTTGTGATGACTGAAGGCTGATGTAGTCCATGCCATCATCTTCAGGCAGGTTATATTCTTCAAGAAGGGCTTCGTATTTGTCCACCTCTTCAGTAAGTGCTTTGATGTATTCTTGCTTGCTGTCAGCATTGAAAGCCCTGCATAAAGTCTCTTCATCTGCGTTGTAGGCGAAGTTCAAGTCTTTGTACAGCCCGTCAAGTTCTTCCTCGATTTCGTGGCGTGTCATAGTCATGCGATGTTTAAAAGGTTAGCTTTCTTGAAGCATCTGTATTCTTGTCTCTCAGTATCGAAGTACACCTGAACAGTGTCATTCTTCTTTCTGCTTTCACCTGATGTGGCTGGTATCAGATTTTCTTTCAGCGTGCCGTAGGCTTCACGAACAGAACCATCTACCTTTTTGAAGTAGAACTTTACGATTCTTTGCTTCATTGCAGCTTTCAGCTTCATGTTTGCCCAGGCGCATTTCATCGCTTCACTCATTGTAAATCCATTACGTTTTACAAAAGTCCACGCCATCAGCATGACTTCTTTTAATTGGTTCTTGATTTTTGTACTCATAATCGTGTGGGGTTAGTTGTTTTTTACTATATTTGTTTCGTATCAAAGTTTCGATATGCAAATATAGTATCTAAAAAGAAACCAACAAAAGAAATACTATCTTTTTAGATACCATACAACATTGTTTAACAATTAAGAGCCTTAATACATTATTATATGAAGAAAGAGAATTGGACGTTTGGATTAAGCATAGCCTCAATAGTGATAAGTGTTACAACATTATGGCTTTGCAAAATGGATATAAAGCCTTATGATACTGATGGGGCGAGTTTGTCTATTGCTGTATTGACTTTGGTTGTAACCATTTATATGGCAAACCAAATTTACAATGCCTTTGTCTTGAAACGGGAAATCAAGAAATCTACCCAAAAGGACATCGAAGAAAGCTCAAATAATATACTGTATCACAACATGTATCTTACATTCTTTTTTCAGGGAGTAAACGAACTGAAAAAGACCCATAGTGAAGCGGCATTGTATTATCTATTTAAGAGCATGGAGTGCTTAACAAAAACAAATATCGACAAGGATAAAATGGATGAAATTATAGTGAAAATCAAGATGATACACAAAGATTATCCTGTTGAGTTGTCTAAAGACGATGTGTTTGAATACAAAAGAATTATACACCTTGTTGATATAAAAGAGAAAAAGGAGGTTATGAGCATACTTGACGATATGGAAGCTAAAGTTTAATCAGAATCATCTTCATGGCGTTTTCTAAAATCCCGAAGGAAAGGATGGTCTTCTGGATACCCGTAGTCATCTTCATCGTATGACAATATGACAATTCCAAACGAAATAAGCATAATCACGGTAAATACAAAAAGTACAGCAAAGATATCTCCCCATGCTTCTGGGTTTATTAAAAAACCGACAAATGCTATTAAGTCTGCCACACCCAATATAATGTGAAATGTTCTCATATTGCTTTTTTATATTTATAGCCATATTAAAAACACCCACAATAGGTACGAGCTATCATGGGTGCATATATTAAACCTCCTCGGAGGAATGTTTAACTAGTTGTTCCTGTAACATCTCGTACTTGTTACGGATACAAAGATAGTATCTTTAATGATACTATCAAGTGAAATTATAACTAATTATGGGAAATTCTGTAAAAGAACGGTTTTATGAAACCATGGAAGCCCTCAAACTCACCGACTATAGGGTTTATACAGACGTTGAGGGTATCACGAAAAATATGATGGTAAAATTAAGAAATGGTGAAACAAATGAAGTTTCCACAAAAATACTAATGCCATTCCTTTGTAAATACTCTGATGTTGATGCTAATTACATTTTAACCGGTCGTGGAACACCTTTACGCACACCTGAAGTTACTCAAATCTTCCATCCTAAGGGAGTTGAAAAAACAGAGGAAGAAGGAATAATAACCCTTTATGACGTAGAAGCTGCTGCAAATCTGAAATCTCTGTTTGATAATAAAGACCAGAATATCCTTGGACAAATTAATATTCCAAATATCCCCAAATGCGATGGAGCTGTTTATGTCAAAGGGGATTCCATGTATCCATTACTTAAATCTGGTGACATCGTAGCATATAAGGAGGTACCTTTAGAAATGAGTCATATTTTCTTTGGAGAAATGTACCTTGTGTCAATAGATCTAGATGGAGATGAATACTTAACTGTAAAATACGTCCAGCATTCAGAAAAAGGTGAAGACTGGATAAAACTGGTAAGTTACAATCAAAACCATCAGCCAAAAGATTTTCCGTTATCTTCTGTGAGAGCTATGGCTTTGGTAAAATTGAGTATTAGAATGAACACAATGAAATAACGAGATTAAATTACATAAACTAATCCAATAATGTTATGAAGAAAACATTTTTACCTTTATTTGCTTTAACCATTTGTCTTGCTTCGTGCTCAAAAGAAGATGGTAATTTAACAACGGAACAAATCAAGCCATTACCACAATTAGATAATATAAGTCTAAATTACCATAATTCAGACCAAGAAATAGAGCTGACAAGGGATATTGAAAAAGAAGGAGCAATATTAACAGTTAAAGATGATTCCTATTGGATTTCAAAATTAAAATTAAACGGAAACAAAATTACATTTACAGCTTTAGAAAATCAAGATATAGAAGTAGGACACAGGTTTGATACGATTCTTATATCTATTAACGATGTAAGAATTGGAAGTATATGTGTTTCACAAGCAAGAAAGCCAATAAGCCCAGAACGTCTTCAGTGGGCAGTGTCTAATGCAATGTATAGACATAAAGCGTTATGCGAGTCTGGATTGTCTGGGAAAGAAATAACCCAAGCAATATACGACCTCGAAAAAACAACAAATGGGCAGGATTCTTATAAGAATTATCCTGCTTTCGCACATTGTATCGAAATGAATCACGACCCGGAGAATAACATGGAATGGCATCTGCCGTCATTAGATGAAATGAGAGCCTACGCACAAGGGCAATCATATATAAACACACCTTTGGGGAAGCACAACTATTGGTGGAGTGCAACAGAAAATAGCCTAAACGGAAACGCTTATAATCTTTACTCGGAAAGTACTGCATCAAGAGGTGCCGTAGATAAAGGAGGAGACTGGTGGGTTATGGCATTCAGAAATGGGAAAATGGAGGAATAGCCATGAATAAGACGCTACTATTTGCACTATTCTTATCACTTACAAGCTGCGGAGGAAACAGGCCATCCCAGGAACAGAAGGATAAAGCTGACAGATACGTCCAAAGTCTCGTGGATGCCAATATAGGAATCTACAAAGGCGAACTGACCGACGCGAACTTTCTCATCCTTGCCGTAGACGCTTATTCTGGAGCAAACTTTGATGCTTATGCACGTACATACCTGGAAGAAGCACAAGGTAAAGGACTGGAGATAAAAGGAGTCTATATTGTAGACATCAAGAACTGCCAGTTCGGCGATGGCTGGGTATCCGGTGACAGGATAGGGAAGGCATTCAAGTAGAAAAAATGTTCTAATGAGTATCCTTATTCAGCTTAAATTAAATTATAAATAACTGATACACAGTGATTTTATATAATTCTTAGATAATCATTCGTAATGAGTAAGTCGCGGGTTCGAGTCCCGCTTTCGGCTCCGACTTAAAACCGCTTATTCCATGGTGAATTAAGCGGTTTTTCTGTTTTCTATACTCATATTAAACACCCAGTACTATATTGGCGTCAATATTCAATTTCTGGCTGATTTCGCGGGCTACTTTCAAGGTCGGTTCACATTTACCGGAAATATAATCACTCAAGCGTGAAGGACTGACTCCGATTAATTTTGCTAAAGATTTCTGATTAAGTCCCATCTCATACATACGAAGTTTGAGGACATCAACCAGCGTTGGTTCTCCCAGTGCGAAATGCTCCTCAGAATAATCTGCAACGAGATTAGAAAGTAATTCTAACTCTATACTGTGAGGATTATCCAGAGGGGTTTCATCTGTAACCAGTGGAAGTAATTCCTCAACTCTTTTTACTGCCCAATCGTATTGAGCTTTTGTTTCTATCTTTGTCAT